TACGTTCTGACAGTGGGGGGACTGTTTCAGGACGTATCTCCATGAATAATCCTAATTTACAGCAAATCCCTGCTAGAGATCCAGAGATCGGACCTATGATACGGAGTTTATTCCTACCTGAAAAGGACGAAAGTTGGGCGGCCATAGATTTCTCGCAACAAGAACCACGGCTCTTGGTTCATTATGCTCATGTGTATGGAAAGGCGAAAGGTAGCCCGTTGCCCGCGATTGAAGAATTTGTCACGGCTTATAACGAAAACCCCGATATGGACTTTCACACGATGGTAGCTGAGATGGCTAACATACCCAGAAAGAAAGCAAAAACGATTAACTTGGGCATGATGTATGGCATGGGCGTCAATAAATTATCGGAACAGTTAGATGTTTCCTTGGACGAAGCCAGAGAATTAATTGGTCAATACCATGCAAGAGTTCCGTTTGTTAAAAAATTAATGAACGGTGTTACCCAGAGGTTAAATGAAAAATCAAGTAGCGGTTCTATTCGATCCATACGGGGCAGAAAATGTCGATTTGATCTATGGGAGCCCGATACATTTAGTATGAACAAAGCACTACCGTACAAGGAAGCCCTGAAAGAATATGGTGAAACCACCAAACTAAAACGAGCATATTCTTACAAAGCCCTTAATCGTTTAATCCAAGCGTCGGCTGCGGATATGACCAAACAATCTATGGTAAACCTCTATAAAGAAGGCATTATACCGCTTATTCAGATCCACGACGAGATAGCGGTTTCTGTAAAGGATAAAAATACAGCAAAAGATATTGCCAAGATTATGGAAAATGCAGTATTGTTAGAAGTACCTAACAAATGTGATGTTGAAATCGGCCCTAGTTGGGGCGAGGCAAAAGCATTGTAAGTTAGTTTTTCATATTCGTCTCCCTATAAGGCCCCGTTAAATCAAAAACGGGGCTTTTTTCTTGACATATTGTATAAACTCTTATATTTTCTTAGACAATTATATAGGAGATACGTATGGATACAACGAAATGGAAGAGTGTTTTGGTTCCGAAAGAAATTTATGATGAGATAAAAAAGCTTTCCAAGGACGAAGGACGCACCATTAGTGGTCAGTTGCGTTTAGTTTTTGATTATTATAAGAAAAAACAACCTCTCACGCCTTACAGTACCAAAGATTAAAAGATACCCATTGGTAACTGAGGAGGAGTTTGTTTAATGCCACCCTCAAAATCTGCACTAGGAAACTCATTTTTAATGAGCGTTTGTATACCTGACATCAGACCCTGTACTTTGCCTTGAGATTCTTTAGCCGTATCCTGCATGGCTAACATATTCAGAAAAAACTGTAAGCCTTGTAATGGGCTTTGCGGTTGAACTATTTTTGGACCTGGGTAAAAAGGAGTTGATGTAGTAGGAGAGTAAGACGGCATTGTTTCAGCAATAGCTTCTTTTTGAGCGTCTAACATACCAATCGCGGGTTGACCCTCAACAGTTGAAGTTGTTTGAATATCTGGCGTCATTTCCGCACCTGAATCCATCAGTCCACCACCAAAATCCACGGTGTTTGTATTTAGCCCAGATGATATAGGTGCTTGTGCCTGTGTTTGAGCCTGCTCAAACAAACCACCGATACCGCCAATACCAAATTGATCCAAAGCCATTTTCATACGTCTATTATAATAAATTAAAAAAAAATTACAATTGTGAATTTTTTTCTTGCAATATCTTATAAAATCCTTTATAAGTAAAGTGTTTAGTTGAAAATTTTCTCAATTTAGACAACTCCGTAATAAAGACCTTGGTTTTGCCTGTAAAGATTCCAAGGTCAACTCAGGGGGACACAACTGTCCCCCTTTTTTAATTCATTACTTCGTGACTGGTGGGTTCTTTTGGATAGTAAACTTCTACATAGGTTCCGCAGTTGGGACAGGTAAGGTTGGAAACAATTAAAAAATCACTTTCCTCATCATCAAGGTCGTGATCGCCACCCCAGATTAAGTTTGTGCCACAATGCCAACAATTCATGCTTCTAATATTAAAGACCTTTACAAGCCTTCTTCCCTTATTCTTTTTAATCTTTCCCATACTACCTCTTCATTGCAGACGTTGCAACACCTACCCTCCTCGGCCAACGGCTCGGGGTTATGACTGTCCATGATGTGTGTGATCTTTTTCCCACAGATACAACAGTAAATAGGTTCTTTTAATCCATCCATAATAAGAGAATAGCAGACTTTATTATAAAAGCAAATATTATTTGACATTATCTTAGTTATTATTATATAATCTTATAAACGGAGAACTACCCATGACAGATCAAAAAAAAAAATTGAAGATCAGTTTTCAATCAACAATTTTTTAAAGAAAAACAAAAACTGGTCTAATCAACATCGTGAAAAAAATGGAGGGACTTTAGTTAAAAAATATAAAAAATACATGAAAAAAAAACAGGAGTTAAAATAATGTTAAAATTTACAAAAGAAGAAACAGAAATGTTGTTAAAATCAGGGGTACAGTATGAACGGGCTGTAAATCTGTATGGACCAAATGTTGATGGTCTATCTAAAAAAGAAGTAAAAGGTATTAAATCTGGATTGTTGAAGTTACAAACTTATTGGGAAAAAAATTTTAATAGGTATTCCGAGGAATAAATATGCAATATTATTTCTACGTTATCCCAGTCATGGGATCTAATGAGGAAAAAAATTGTTTAGTATGTAACGATATTTTAATTAATAATGGAACTTGGGGTTACTGCTTTTCTTGTTGGAATAGTAACAAAGTAATGAAAAAAGTAACTTGGGAAAAATATTGGATGAATAATGATGCAAGTACAAAAGTTTTTATTAGTAGACCATGTATTACAACAAATACAGGACGACGTATTAAAAGGAGATATGACGGCCATTGAAACATTAATTTCAGAGCTGCCCGTCGATACACTCAAAGCTTTTCTTTCGGAGGTAAAACAAAATGAAAAAGATAATTGTTAGTCCCATTGTAAAGGACGCCATGAAAATTTTTTCGTTAGAAAGAGTATACAACCCTTATTTAAAATGGGCTGACGATCCCGATCCAATGGACTTTGACCATCTTTATGAAAAAGACTTGGTAGCTGACGCCAAGAAGTTATTAGAAGATAAAGATAAAATTTTTGATCCAGAAGATGTCAGACGATTAAAAGATTTTGTTCGTAAGTGGGATGTTGAAGATCTACCTGATCCCGACTAGTTGGTTTTGTCACAACTGTCACAGGTGTTTTGTAACTTTATATAAATAAAATTATTTAAAAAAGTTTTGTTTTAGCTTGTGACAAGTGTGACAAGTATTTAGGTGCGACAATTTGACACATTTATTCGTATGAGATTCTATGATAAAATCTTATATGGTTTAAAAACCAGGTTGCTCTTTGACATTGATAGAAACTTTATTCGTAGACAGTAGTCTGTCGGTGATCGAAGATTATTTTAACTAAACATACGGAGTTGAAAATGAAAAAATCATATTGTGGTTTAATTTTAGAGCATGGACACACTAGTTACGATTGGAAAAAATACACAGTAAAAGATCGTATCTTCCAATGTGTTAAAGGATTTATTGGAAACAACTTATCCTCAAATATGTTTTTAAAAGAAAAAATAATCAAAGTGACTTTAATAGACTTAACAGGTTATGATCATATTTGGTTAAGTTGCGGAGGTTGGTTAGGTTCTTATAAAAACAAAGAAAAAGGAGCTATTCCGTTAGATAAATTCTCTGAATACAAAGTAACCTTACCAAAGTTAAGGAAAAACGGAAATCCATTAAGCAACACTTACTTAGAAAAATTAAAAAATAATATAGCTTAACAACCAAAGCCTCGTGGATCACGGGGCTTTTTCTATTTAAAACGGAGAGTTCTCCATATTAAAGTTATAGGCTAAGTTGATTAACGGATCTTCAACCTGCTTTTGAATGGGCATCGGAAATACAGGATTGTATTCCATCGCAGGATTGTACGCAGGACTAGCAGGATCACTTGGATCTAAACCTCCACTTTCATCCATAGCAGGTTTATAAACATTGTAATTTATAGCAGGGTTGTATTTCATCATATCTACAGTAGGATCTATCGTAGCACTCACTGGACCAATATCAGCTATTTTAGTACCAAATAGTTTATCTCCAAAATATTTATCCTTTGCAATGTCATCTTCAAACGAAAGTTGTTGAGGTTGACCCATCGAAGCTTTTTGATTAGCAACAATATCTGTCATTTTAGTACCAAATAGTTTATCTCCAATACTTTCACCACCCTGCATAGGTTGAGGTATTGCAGGAGGATCACCCATAATTTGAGGTGTTGTTATTTGACTAAGATCACCCATCATAGGAGGTTGCATAGGTGTTGCAGGGATTTCAGCAGGCGTTGTAAAAGGAGCTGCGGGTATGGCCGTACCACCCAAGGACGCTATGCCTTGACCTAGCTGACCCGTAGTAGACATACCGCCACCAGACATACCGCCACCCATATTAGGAAACGCTTCGTTGACCAAGGACCGTATACCACTCATCACACCAGATACTTTTTGTATGGCCTCCTGTTGCATAGGTTGCATGGCCTGATCTACTTGGCTCATGGCCCGCTGACCGAGGAACTGTTCAATCAGAGGAAACGGATCGTTTTGGATCTGTTGCATAGTGTTTTGAAACCCCTGTTGCATTTGTTGCAACGGAGTCATCATTTGTTGAAACGAAGGTGCTATAGGTTTTGCGGTCATAAAAAGAATTATAAACAATCCCAGATAAAATAACAATAAATATTGTTGTTGTCGGTTACGGTTACTTATATAGCTGAGAAAATAAAAAAAAATATTTTTAGTGAAAAATAGGTGTAACCAGTGTAACCGTGTAACCTTTGGTACAAAACCCCTTATATATAAGGACAAAACTAGGTTACATAAAAGGTTACACCTTGAAATACAAAAATGTAACCCTCGATTTGGCTTAATGTGAATATTTTTCATTTTTTTTTAAAAAATATTTTTCTGGAATATATAAAGAAAGTATCGTACATATAAGAAAAGACTTATAGTTGGAGCAGAGTATGGCAAACTTAAATAAGAGTTCAAAGCTTGATTTTAAAAAAATACCAAGATCACTAACTTTGAATAATAATCCCAAACCATCTTGGGTAAAAGAGAAACCACCACGCAATCCAAATGAAAAGAGAGGTCGTGTTAGAGTTCATAAAGATCAGAAGCTAACAAGACGACAAGAGCTTTTTGTTAAGGAGCTAGTATCTAACGACGGCCAGATAACTTTATTGGAAGCTGCTATGAAAGCAGGGTATTCCAAATCTTCTGCACATATTAGAGCTTATGAACTTACTAATCCTCATTTGAGCCCTCATGTAGTAGCCGCCATAAAAAGAGAAAGAGATCTTTTGGATGAAAAGTTTGGAGTAACTTACGCTAGACACATTCGGGACTTACAAAGAATAAGAGATATGGCTTTGGAGAACGGAGCCTACTCAGCCGCCGTTCAAGCAGAATTTCGTAGAGGTATGGCACAAGGGGACATCTATGTGAACAAGTCTGAGATAAGGCACGGATCAATAGATAGTATGAGTAAAGAAGAAGTTGTAAAAGCAATCGAAGAAATAAAAAGGTCTTATGGTGAACAAACCATTGATATTACCCCAGACGAGCAAGAAGGAAGCAGGACTATATCAGCAACTGAAATCAGCCATCAAGAGGTCGAAGAGGAACTTAGTCCTAACAAGGATTGAGAATTGGGCAGGCCAAGGTATTCCTGATCTTCTTATTTGTGATGAAAAGGGTTTGTTTCATTTTATCGAACTAAAGTTTGTAAAGGCTAACGCAGTTAATCTTAGCCCGCATCAGGTAGCTTGGTTGACAAGACATAAGCATAGTAGCTCTTGGGTGCTTATAAAGAAACAGAACAATCCAACTACTACGGCCGAGTTATATTTATATAAAGCGGATCAGGCTATTGATCTTAAAACAAATGGATTAAAGACCGAGCCAATAGGAGGTTGGAAAGCACCTTTTGAATGGGAAAAATTGTGGGACTTGATTTATCCCATATAATTCTATATCATAAACGAATCACAATTACATGGAGGTTAAGTGATGAGAGGTAATCCAGATGATTTATCAAACCAACTTCTCGCAAAGATTAAGAAGTGGTTAAAGCATGAAGTTAAGCAATACAAAAGAATCTGTAAGCGTATTGATGAAGGTGAAGAACCTATAAATGTATGTGAAAATCCAGAGATATTCTTCTTTAGAAGTGAATGCTCAGAAAATTTGCTTGATCAAATAAAAGAATGGGAAAAGGAGCAGGAGTGATGTCCGAGGAAGAATTACAAAAACTTATCTATAAAACTATTAAAGATTGGGTAGATGAAGAGGCAGAACTAAACGATCACAATGAGGGTACTAGAGAAGATAACTTTGAAAATTCCTGCAAACAGTTAAGCAGATGGGCTACAGAGATTAAAGACGACTATAAAAAATATGTAGATAGGCCAATGGAGTAGGGAGGAGGAGTAATGAAAACGTATGAAATAACTGTAGTGTGTACAACAAAACGAGAAATTGTTGTAAAAGCTAATAGTAAGAAAGGGGCTAAAAAACTCGCCATTAAAGAGGCTAATGCGCTTGTTGGGAGTTATTGTGAAAGCTACGTAGAAAATGTTGAAATATTGAAAGAGGGCTGTAACTAATGAGAGATAAAGATAGAGAGGCTGAACAAGACTATTGGGATATTCACCCAGAAGAAGAAAAAAAACATATAGAAAAAGCGAAAGCAGGAGGTGAACCAATGCTTATTCTGAATGAAAAAGTAGTCTGGGTTAACAAAGATTATTCTAAATTAAAAAAAGAGGGAGGTGATTGATTGTTTATTTTAACTTGGATTGGTAAGTTATTGTATGGTGATAAATATGATGAACTTATGAAGAAAACCAATAAAACAAGGAGGAAAAGATAAAATTACTAGGGGGCTTGACTAGCCCCCTTTTTAATTTATTATATATGGGATAAGTAACATACATGGAGATTCGCTTATGACAATTAAAGAATTAATGAAAGAATTTAAAAATTATCCATCTGACACTAGGTTAGATTTTATAATGGTAGATAGGAATTGGGAAGATGTTCCCTATGATCCAGAAATAAATTATTTTGGCATTGTTGGAAGTGGAGAACAGACGGATGATTGTGAAAAAGGATATATCGAAGTAGCCTTTAAAGTTCTCCCAGAAAGCAGAGAAACTTTAAAGGAGCTATTAATTACTAATGATGAATACTTTGAGGGAGAAAGTGATGACTAAATATCTAACAAGAAGAGATATAATCCGTCTTAACAACAAAGCGATTAGAACAAAGAAAAATCGTTCTATTCGCCCCGACAACTACAAAGTATTAAGAGATACTTTTAAATATCCTATTATATTTTCACTCGTTCATAATGATATTGAAATGAGAGTTAATATTTTATTTGGCGAGGGTGGAAGTAAAATTGAAACTTTTTGGCTTGATATGGATTTTAAAGATTATGATAAATTACCAACTGCTGAGGTGGGGTAGATTATGGAAAATTTAACAGACGAAGAATTAAATAAACTTTTAACAGAAGAAGTTATGGATTATTGGTTGGGTGACGCAACTAATAAACAATCCAGAATAAATCTTTTTTATGAATGCAAGTATGATCCAGAAGTATTAGAAAGTGTATTAGATCATTATGCAGGATATGATCATTAAAAATAACTAAGGCGGGCTATTTACAACCCGCCTTTTTTAATGCTATATATATGGGATAAATTATATACATGGAGAATCACATAATGGAAAAACAAATAGAAAATATGACCGATCAAGAATTAGTTGATTATTTATTCGATAAAGTGGACGTAAAAAAAACTATTTATAAAATGTTAACTGAAAATACAGGAACTCATTTTTTGGATTCAGGCGGGGCTAGTAATAGGAATTGGCAACGTAACCAAATAAAAACAATTAAAGACTTTCAAGATGAACCTGAGGCTACTTTAAGTTTTGATGTTATCGGAGATGATATATATTTAGATCCAACTGTATCCGTATTTCATAAATTATCTAAAGTATTAGATGAATGTAAAATATGTAAAGATTTTAACGCTATGAAAGTTAATAATTGGGATAGCCAAAACTATATGGGCGTGAGTAAAGAGGGAGAAAACTTTTTAAACTCTTACGGGTTTACTACTCCAGATAATCCCGATTGGAATACATACAATTGGGATAACTGTTTTAGTCAAGTTGTGCAGGGGACTAATTTAATTAGTGATAACAACGAGAATTATGTTCTTATTCAGATACATCAGGGCGCGGATGTAAGAGGGGGATATACGGACGCTAAACTATTTATTATCTCTCATGGCTATGATTGTTTACATTATTCTGTACATGATGATAGTTGTATGTTCAGCGTTATTGATCCCGCAATTGATGTACTAACGAAAGATATGTTTAAGGTCGCGCATGAAAACGAATTAATAATTGATTATCGTTTTAATTATTTTACTTGTAAAGACGGGATAGAAATTGACCAAGAATATATTAAAAAGTTTGCAACGTTATGCGATTATAAAACTATTAGCGGTTATATATCTGAATAAAAAAGCTTGCAATATAAGAGAAATAATATATTTTAATAGGGCGGGGTAGTTTTTCCCGCCTTATTTTATTAATTAACATGGAGTAAAAAATGAATAAAATAGTAGACAATTTAATAAATAACGCAATCGCAACCGCAGAAAATACTCAGGACGTAGTATTCCCGCCATTGGAAAAAGTTAATTTTTCGGCCGTAAAAACCCCGATTTATTTACGTAATGTTAGCGGGGATTATGTACCCGTACCAATGGAAACGGGGCAAGCAATTATAAGAACCGATAATAGTACCCCGCTCGGCGTAATGAAAAAAAGATACGCAATCGCGGATAATTCTGAATTAGATAATGCGGTGCGCGAGGGATTAGAAGATTCACTTCCTAAAGAGGCCTTACAAAATATTAAGTTAATTGAAAAAACCGCCGATAATGGTTCAATATGTCGTTGGGGTTATTCTTTTGACGGCCTCGGCCGAGATATCCGCCAATTAACGGGTAGTAAAACACAATTAAATTTTCGTGTTATGATCATTAATAGTTTTGGAGGCCAAACCGCTATTAGATTACAAGCGGGCGCAGAAGATTTATGGTGTACTAATGGTTGCACATCTGCAGAATTAATGGCCACCGCTTTCGGTCATACCGCTAGTTTTAACCCCGCCCAAGTAAAACCATTTATTGAAAAGCAAGTAGAATACTACGAGTTAAAGGTTCAGACTTGGCAAGCATGGGCTAACAAAGAAATTAATTTTGATCAGGCTTTTAAAGTTTTGCAAGATAATTACCCCGCCTCGGAAAGTGAAATTAAAAGAGCAGAAAAAAAAGGATTTACCGCGGGCGAGGCAAAATCCAGAAAAACCGCGCAGATGATGGAGCAATTTGAAAAGGAAGCGGAGCAACGCGGGTCAACTGTTTGGTCTCTTTATTCAGCGTTAACTTTCTATAGCTCCCATTCGGAGGGTTCATTCACTGTTAAAAATTCTGCTAATCGGGATAATGTAGAAACAACTTTGATACAAAGAGAGCGCGAAGTTAATAACGTGACCGCGTCTGAAAGTTTTTTAGAATTGGCGGGATAATGTAAACCTATTATATAATCAAAATTAAGGCGGTCTCAGTACCGCCTTTTTTTATTTCTTTATTTTAGTAAAACAAGCGGAGAACCGCCCGCCCTGAACCATTTTAAACGTACCAGAACCATGAACCGCGGACAGTTGACCAGCAACCGCATTAAAAATCATCAGCTGTTAATTTTAAAAATCGTCAGCTGTTAATTTTTAGCTAACGAAAATTTACGATTAAAAAAACCCGAAATATTTTCGGGGCGGGGTATTTCCGACTCCGAATCTTGTACCGCGTCCGAGATAAAATATTTTAGAACCGCGCACCGCGGACGGAGTATTTTTTTTAAAGGATGTTTAGGAGACCTCATAATATCGGGTCAATTTTTCACGATCAAAAAACCAAAAAAATCGCACCAGAAACCACCGCCCGCGTGTTTGTGGCACGAGTGCAAGTGCCATGTTTTTCACAAATATTTATGCGTAAAAACGAACAAGTATTTACTATTTTGAAAAAAGTGCTATTTTAACGCTCAGGGACCCCCGATGAATGTACAGATAAATCAGACCAATGAAGATAAACTTTTGAAGCTCAGACTGCGGTTAGCGCAGCTTGAAAAGAACGAGGCTTGTCAGGATAATTTTTTAACTTTTGTACGTTCCATGTGGCCTGATTTTATTGCAGGTAGGCATCATTATATCATAGCGGAGAAGCTTCAGCGGGTCGCGAAAGGCGAACTTAAACGCTTGATTATCAACATGGCTCCGCGACACACGAAAAGTGAGTTTGCTTCCTTTTTGTTTCCTGCGTGGATGATGGGCCGTAATCCGCGAATGAAGATCATTCAAGCGACACACACGACGGAACTGGCGGTGAATTTTGGTAGAAAGACTAAGAATTTGATTGACAGTGATGATTATAAGATGGTGTTTCCTGACGTTAAGTTGGCGGCGGATAGTAAGGCCAGTGGTCGGTGGGACACGAGCAGTGGTGGGATGTATTATGCTGTGGGTGTGGGCTCGAACTTGGCGGGACGTGGTGGTGACTTGGTGATTATTGACGATCCGCATTCAGAGCAAACGGCGATGAGCAGTAGTGGTTTTGACGATGCTTGGGATTGGTATACGGGCGGACCTAGACAGCGTTTACAGCCGGGCGGTAGTATTGTTCTGGTGCAAACGAGATGGTCGGAGAAGGACATGACAGGTCAGTTGATGCGGGCGATGGCGAAAGACGACAGGGCGGATCAGTGGGAGATTGTGGAGTTACCTGCTATCTTTGAGGACGGCAAGCCATGTTGGCCTGAGTATTGGAGTTTGGATGATTTGACCGCGGTCCGCGCTTCCATACCGCCTAGTAAATGGAATGCCCAGTATCAGCAGAACCCGACGGGTGAGGAGAATGCGATTATCCCGCGCGAGTGGTGGAGGCGTTGGGAGAAAGAGAGGATACCGCAGTTGCAGTATGTGATACAGAGTTATGATACGGCTTTTAGTAAGAGGGAGACGAGTGACTACAGTGCGATTACGACGTGGGGTGTGTTCTTTCCTGAAGAGGGCGGAGCCCCTAATTTAATTTTGTTGGATAGTAAGAAGGGTCGGTGGGACTTTCCTGAGTTGAAGGGCATGGCGTTTGAGTTGTGGGAATACTGGGAGCCTGATGCGGTAATTGTAGAGGCCAAGGCGAGTGGTATGCCGTTGACGCATGAGATGAGGCAGACGGGTATACCTGTTGTAAATTTTACGCCTAGTAAGGGTAATGACAAGGTGACGAGGGTCCATGCGGTTAGTCCGTTGTTTGAGGCGGGTATGGTTTGGGCCCCCGATGAGACGTGGGCGGATGAGATGATAGAGGAGGTGGCAGCTTTTCCGAATGGGGAGTATGACGACTTGGTGGATAGCATGACACAGGCCCTTATGAGGTATCGTCAGGGTAATTTTGTACAATTACCAACAGATGACTGGCAAGATGAAGAAAATTCTGTTAAGGTAAGGGCGTATTACTAATTTAGGAACATAACATGGTAGACACAGTTGGAAGTTTAATGGACACAAACGTCCCTTCGCAGTTGGACGAAGAGGATCTAAAGGCCGAGATAGAGCTTGAAATACCCAGTACTGATGAGCCGTTGCTCACGGATCCCGATATAGAGATTGAGATTACGGAAGAAGACGATGGTGGGGTGACGGTGGACTTTGAGCCTGAGGAGGAGAGAACCGAGGCGGGATTTACAGAAAACCTTGCGGAGATGATTTCTGATACGGAACTGGGACGTATATCTTCTGAGTTACTGGGCGAGTTTGATGCGAATAAAGCTAGTCGTCAGGAGTGGGAGGACGCCTATACAGATGGTCTGGAGCTTCTAGGCTTTAATTATGAGGAGAGATCCCAACCGTTTAGGGGCGCGAGTGGCGTGACGCATCCTTTGTTGGCGGAGGCAGCTACGCAGTTTCAGGCACAGGCGTTTAACGAGCTACTACCTTCTTCGGGGCCTGTTAGAACGGTGATTATGGGGGAAGATACCCGTGCCAAGCAGGAACAGTCCGAGCGGGTTCGTCACTTTATGAACTACTATATTACGAATGTAATGGAGGATTACACGCCTGACATGGATCAGATGCTGTTTTACCTACCGTTGGCGGGCAGTACGTTTAAGAAAGTGTACTTTGATGAGGTTATGGGTCAGGCTGTTAGCAAGTTTGTACCTGCAGAACAGTTAATTGTGCCTTATGACACGTCGGACTTGGACACCTGTCCGAATGTCACGCATATTATTCGTATGGGCTTGAATGACCTAAGAAAGCAACAACTGGCAGGGGTCTATAGGGATATTAACGTGATACCTGTGCAAGGGGACGTGACCGAGGTACAGGGTGAAATCAACAGGATATCGGGCATGGAACCTTCCCAGATTGACTATGACTGTACGCTTTTGGAGTGTCATGTGGATCTGGACTTAAAAGGGTTTGAGGAGGTGGACGACGAGGGCGAGCCTACAGGGGTGAAGCTTCCTTATGTTGTCACCATTTCTCAGGACAACGGTCAGATTTTGTCAATCAGGAGAAACTACAAAGAGGGGGATAGCCTCAAGAAAAAAATACAATATTTTGTACATTTTAAATTTTTACCGGGCTTTGGTTTTTATGGACTGGGGTTAATTCATACGATTGGCGGGTTATCCAGAACGGCAACCGCAGCCCTTCGCCAGTTGATAGATGCAGGTACGTTATCTAATCTTCCTGCGGGTTTTAAAGCCCGTGGCCTGCGGATCAGGGACGATGAGGATCCTCTACAGCCGGGTGAATTTAGGGACGTAGATGCACCGGGCGGTGCTATTAGGGACAGCTTGATGCCGTTACCGTTTAAGGGTCCTGACCAGACGTTATTTAATTTATTAGGTTTTGTTGTTCAGGCAGGGCAGCGTTTTGCGACGATCACCGATATGAAGGTCGGGGACGGTAATCAACAGGCGGCAGTGGGTACAACACTGGCGTTATTGGAGCAGGGTAGCCGTGTAATGAGCGCGGTACACAAAAGGCTTCATTACGCTTTGCGGTTGGAGTTTAAACTGTTGGCTAAGGTAATGAGTGAGTTCTTACCGCAGGAATACCCGTATGCGGTAGAGGGTCAGGATCAAAAGATTATGGCGCAGGACTTTGACGAGCGGGTGGATATCCTACCTGTTTCTAACCCGAATACCTTTAGTCAGGCTCAGAGGATAGCTTTGGCGCAGACCAAGATGCAATTAGCGGCTCAAGCCCCTGAGATACACAATATGTATGAAGTGTATAGGGATATGTATGAAGCGATAGGTGTTTCGGATGTGGACAGGCTTTTAAAATCTATGCCAGATGAGGAACCGCGCCCCTTGGACCCTGCACAGGAAAACATAAATGCAATGGAGATGATGACGTTAAAAGCCTTTGAGGGTCAGAACCATCAGGCGCACATACAGGCGCATCTGATCTTTGGTAGTACACCGATGGTGGCCTCTATACCACCTGTGGCAGCTACCTTGCAAAAGCACGTTTTGGAACACGTCAAGATACAAGCCGAGGAACAAGCTAGGGCTCAAATGGCACAGGCAGGACCTATGCCTGCAGAAGGTCAGGAGATGCAGTTTCAGGCTATGGTGGCTCAGTTGGTGGCACAAGGTATGCAACAGGTTAAGCAACTATCTGGACAAATATCTGGTCAAGGACCTGATCCTCTGGTAAAACTAAAAGAGCAAGAGCTACAGATTCGGGCACAGTCTGAACAGAATGAGGCAAACACAGACAGGGCTAAACTACAACTGGAAGCACAAAATCAGCAGATTAGAGCAGACCAGTTTGGTAAGAGGTTAGCCAGTCAGGAAGCCCAGACCGAGGCTAGGATCCAAAGCGCAATGGAAAGAGAACTGTTAAAGCAGAGAGGTAAATAGTATGGCAAAGAAAAAAGTAACTGGAATAAGCAGTATGGAAGATTATAGCAAGGATTTATTAGACTTTGGTGCAAGAATTGCGGGAGCTTCTATTGGTGCAAAAATCGCAGGTGCAGGACCGGGCTCCATCATTGCAGCAGGTAGAGGGGCAGATAAATTAAGTAAAAAATTTAAAAAAGCAACAAGCAAAGTTAGGGGTTATTAAAATGGCTAGAAAAGTTAAAATAGTTACAAACACACCCGGTCCTGCACCAAAGGCAACAATGTCTGCAGAAATCAAGGGTCAGGGCACCATACCTTATGGCGAGGCTAAAGAGGTACAAGTTCCTACTAAGCTAAGGACTATGACGGTTAGAGGTATGGGGGCAGCCATTAAGGGTGGTAATTACCACGGTTGTTCATAAATGCCTTTAAAAAAAGGTTCTAGTCAGAAAACAATAAGTAAGAACATAAGCAAGCTTAGAGACGAGGGGTATCCTCAAAATCAGGCAGTGGCTATAGCTTTATCAACCGCAAACAAAAAAAGTAAGGGAGGAGTTGTACAGGGGTTCAGCAAGATTGCTAGACCTCAGAAGTTTAAAGGAATATTCTAATGTTAGATCCCGCTAGTATTGCAACGGCTTTAAGTCTTAGTACGGCAGCTTTTAACAATATAAAAAAAGCATTTGCTATGGGACGGGATATAGAACAGATGGGCGGTGATCTGTCAAGATGGATGAACGCCTCCAGTGACATAGATAATGCGGTAAAGTCTACAGCCAACCCTCCATTTTATAAGAAGATGTTGAGCGGTGATACGGTAGAAGAAGCTGCTATGAAATCTTTAGTCGCACAAAAAACCCTTGAAAAACAAAGATATGAATTACAACAGTTCGTTAAATTTAAGTTTGGCGTAAAAGCTTGGGACGATTTATTAAAGATGGAAGGCACTATTCGTAAAAAAAGACAAGAGCTTATTTACAAGCGACAAGAACTTAAACAAAAAATAATTGAAGGTCTTTTTGTTATTATCTTGATAAGTTCTCTTATAGGACTAATCTTCTTTGCAATATGGTTGAAAAAACAACAAGATGGAAATTGAAGATGTCTTATTGTACATTATTGTTCTAGCGGCTTTTTATTGGACTATACTTTTTCCTCCAAAATGGTTATTTATACAATAATGGGAAAAAGATCAGAGTTTGGCAGGATAGATAAGGATTTTTATCCAACGCCTGCAAAAGCATTAGAACCTTTGTTACCTCACTTAGAGGGTTATATCTCTTATGCCGAACCAATGGCGGGCAACGGTTCACTTATAAATGCCATGGATCAGTTTTCTGATTTGAAATGCAAGTGGCGTTCTGATATTTATCCGCAAAGAGAAGATATAAAACAAGCTAATGTATTTGACTTAACCTTAAAAGAAATAGGTGTAGATACGGATTTAATTATTACAAACCCGCCTTGGTCAAGGGAGGTACTACACGATACGATTATGCACTTATCTGCCATTAGACCTAGTTGGTTATTGTTCTATGCAGATTGGATGCACACCATACAAGCCGTACAATATTTACCTTATTGTCAAAAAATACAAAGTATTGGTAGAGTAAAGTGGTTTCCAGAAACACCCCATACAGGTAAGGACAATGTGTGTTGGTATTTATTTGATCAAAGAAAAAAATCTGATACAGTAGAGTTTTACCCTAGAGGATGGTTGTTAACGACATGACACAAAAAAAATTACAAAAAGGTTCTACATGGGAACTGTTAGATAAAAACGGTGATGGGATTGTAGACGATAAAGAATTAGAGCGAAGAGAGCGTATGGTTTTGCTTGAGAACCGTGATAAGAAAGAAGATCAGCAACGTCATTTGGTTTGGTTTTCTGCAATAACAGTAACGGTATTTATTATTGTATTAATGACACCTGTCGTACCCATAGATAGAATTGATCACTTGAGTGGTATTGGCGAAATTTGGATATTATCCAACATGGGAATAATCGGCAGTTTTATCGGGTTTAATCAATTAGCCAAGCGTGGAAACAAAGGGGAGAATAATGGGGCTATTAGATAATCTTATACAACCAGTATCTAAGATACTAGACAAAGCAATACCTGACCAAGATCTCAAACGAAAGTTATCCCATGAGATTGCAACCATGTCAGAAAAACACGCTCAGGAGTTGGCCCTCGCTCAAGTTAAGGTTAATGCTGCAGAAGCAGCGAGTGGAAGCCTGTTTAAAGGTGGGTGGCGTCCTTGCATTGGTTGGATCTGTGGGATTGCTTTTGGCTATCACTTTGTTCTTCAGCCAGTTATTATTTTTGTAGTGGCATTAGTTGGTATAGAAATACCAGAGTTGCCAGAGTTTGATATGGGTACACTTCTTACTGTCCTCGGAGGTATGCTCGGAATTGGAGGACTTAGAACTTATGAAAAGCAGAAAGGGTTAACAAAATGAGTTTTAAATTAAGTCAAAGATCTTTAGATAAACTAGAGGGGGTACATCCAGATATGGTCAAGTGTGTTACCTCGGCCATAAACTACTCAAAAGTGGATTTCGGTGTGATTTGCGGGATGAGATCGGAGGCCGAACAGCGCGAACTTGTTCAAAAAGGTGCTTCAAAAACAATGAAATCAAAACATTTAATTGGTCACGCCGTGGACCTCATGGCCTATCTTGGTTCGAGGGCATCATGGGAGTTGAATCTTTACGATGATATTGCAGATGCAATGGCACAAGCTGCTAAAGAACATAATGTTCCTATTAAATGGGGAGCAGCTTGGAGCATAGGAAATATAGCTCAATGGAATAGTGGGATGGAAGGTGCCATGAATAGTTATATTGACCTAAGACGAAAAGAAGGTAGACGCCCATTTTTGGATGGACCTCATTTTGAGCTAATAAAATAAGGGAATTTTCAACGCCATATTAAAATAGAAAGGGAAATCATGGCTAATATATACACACCAAAAGACGAAGAGGAAATCTTTGCTCCATTTAGTCCTATTATAGGATATAAAAAAATGTCACCTAGCTTTGTAGATAGGCTCAACGACGCTATGGACGAGAATATGGAGGATTGGTCGCCTAATCTCGTAGGAAAAGTTTCACAAGAGTTAAAATTTACTAAGGAGCTAGATCAGCTTTGGGCAAAAGAAATGGGTACTTTTTTAATGAAGTACCAAAGCCACGCTGAGTTATATACCTCTTTGGGTAAAAGAAACATACAACCTGACATTTTTAATTATAGCATAGACGTAACAAGTGGTTGGTTTGTTCGTCAGTTTGAAAATGAATATAACCCTATCCATGTTCACTTAGGCTCTTACTTATCCTGTGTAGGCTATTTAAAATTACCAGACGGGATAGATGAGGAGTGGGAAGAAGATTACAAAGATCACCATCCGTGTAATGGACACATACAATTTGTTTATGGACACGCAGCTAATCATACGGGATCTAATTGTTTAATGAAACCACAGGTCGGAGACTTTTATGTTTTTCCGGCTCATTTGCATCATTGTGTTTATCCGTTTAAAACAAAGGGTGAAAGACGTAGTTTTAGTGTGAATTGCACCATATCGGCTACTTATAAAGATCCGTCACAAGAAGCTAAAACCTTTTCAGATCAAGAGAAAGAAATGCTTGTTGAAAAAGAAAAAGTTTAACGATGTGGATGCCTATACTTTTGGTATGTTCTAGTGTTTATGCCGAAAGTTGTATAGTGGTTACAAGAAATTGGGAATTTCATAAGCAGTTTGAGATTTGTCTTGGTGTCGCTAAGATGCAAGCAGAAAAACTTTTTGAACATCCCCAGATTTATCACATCAAACCTTTGTGTCAGGAGATAATTTTAAGTGAACCCACTTGATTATTTTATATTTTTCTACATAATCCCATATATAAATGCAATTTTATAGGATTTTTTTTAGAAATGAGTGATATTTTTGTTGCAGAAGCTGTATTAAGGCTTATAAATGACCATAGACGGACTGTTCAGGACGTTTTACAGTATAACAATGTAAAAAATATGGAACATTACCGCGAACTCATGGGCAATTTGGATGCCCTTAACTATGTTGAACAGGAACTCAAGAGCCTGCTAAATAAACAGGAGCAAAATGATGAATAAAAGTGCTACAATAAAAGCATCAGCCACGCCAAAAGCTGTTGCGAACCTTTCAAATGCTTATCAAGAAGAGAAATATCTTAATCCAGAAGCCTTAGAGGGCTCTTTGTTGGACAGAATGCCTAGTCCTACAGGTTGGAGACTGTTGATTTTGCCTTACAGGGGCAAGGGAAAGACAGAAGGTGGTATTCATCTACCAGATCAAGTTAGAGAACAGAACCAAGTGTCTACCCAAGTTGGGTATGTGCTTAAAATGGGTACACTTTGCTACCAAGACAAGGAGAAGTTTCCTTTTGGGGCTTGGTGTAAAGAAAATGACTGGGTAATGTTTGCCCGATACGCAGGTTCACGGTTTAACATTGACGGTGGTGAGGTCAGAATACTCAATGATGACGAAATTCTGGCTAAAATACAAAATCCAGACGATATTTTGCATTTTTAGGAGGTATAAATGGCAGAAGATAAACAAATAGAGCTTGAATTAGATGAATCAAAGGATGTTGAAGTCGAAGTCAAGTCTGATGAGAAAAAAGAAGCTACCACTGAGGTAGTAAATGAATCAACTGATGAGGATCAGTTCCAAAAAGCAGAATCAGCTACCCAAAAACGAATAAATTCTCTTACAAAGAAGATGAGAGAGGCTGAGAGAAGAGAACAAGAAGCATTAAACTATGCAAAAAATGTTCAAAGTGAATCAAACAACCTTAAAGCAAGATTAAACAATTTAGACACGAGTTATATTAACGAATACGATAATCGTGTTAAAAGTCAGATGTCCCAAGCTGAAAAAGACCTTGCTAAAGCAATGGAAATAGGTGATTCGCAAGCAGCGGTTATTGCAAATAAGCAGATTGCAGAGCTTGCAGTTCAAAATAGTCAATTAAATCAGGCAAAAGCGCAACAAGAGCGTCAAAAGGCTGTTAGTCAGCAACAAAATTACGTTCAACAGCCTGCCCCACAACCACAACAGGTCAGAAGACCTGATCCAAAGGCGGAACAGTGGGCAAGCAAAAATGACTGGTTTGGTCAGGATGAAGCTATGACTTTTGCTGCTTTTGGCATACATAAACGGCTTGTTGAAGAAGAAGGGTTTGACCCGCAGACCGATGAGTACTATACTGAATTAGATCGACGTATTGAAGACAAATTTAATATGCCGAACAAAGACAATGGCAAAAGACCCGTCCAGACTGTTGCTAGTGTTTCAAGAAATTCTGGGCGCAATAGTGGGAAAAAGGTTAGACTCACCCCTAGCCAAGTTGCAATAGCAAAGAAATTGGGTGTGCCGCTAGAAGAATATGCGAAATACGTGAAGGAGTAAAATTATGAGCATTGAAAATATAGATCAACCAATTAAGAGAACTTCTCGCGCAAATGAAACTAGGGAGAAAAAGGCTAAACGCAAGCCTTGGGCTCCACCCTCCATGTTAGACGCTCCACCTGCACCCGACGGGTTTCAACACCGTTGGATAAGGGCAGAAACTCGCGGATTTGATGACACTAAGAATATTAGTGCCAAAATGCGTGAGGGTTGGGAATTAGTTCGCAAGGACGAATTTCCTGATTTTGAAGCCCCAGTTATTGACACAGGTAAATATGAAGGAGTATTTGGTGTTGGGGGATTGATGCTTGCTCGCATTCCTGTAGAGACAGCCAAAGAAAGAAGTGATTACTTTTCTTCAAAGAGTCACGACCAGATGGAAGCTGTGGATTACGATATGATGCGAGAGAATGCACATTCAACCATGACGATTTCTAAACCAGATCGTCAATCTCGTGTAACCTTCGGTGGTCCTCCAAAAAATAAAGGCTAGGACTACCCCAATATAGGAAGATAAATTAATGGCAAATCAAGAAACAGCCTTCGGTCTTCGTCCTATTGGGCTTGTTGGTAATGCAGCCAATACTACTGGGGTAACTCAGTATGAGATTGCATCCGACAATACTAACGCTTTGTTCAATGGTGCTATTGTAGTGCCTACCGCAGCAGGGGTAATTGATCAAGCAGGTGCTACCAGTGGTGGTACAACTCAAGCGTTAGGTGTTCTCATGGGCGTGGAATACGTAGATAGTTCAACCAAAAAGGTAATTTTTAATAATTACTGGCCGGGTTCAAACAATGTGAGTGTGGATACAAACTTTCCTGTAAAAGCACTTGTAGCTGACAATCCGAATCAACTTTTTAAAGTTGCTTCAGATGCAACCCTTACAGATCGTGCAACTGCGTTAACAGCCGTTTTTGCTAACGCTTCATTAGGCACCTCTGCTCGTACAGGTTCAACCAGTACAGGTAGAGCTAATGGCGCACTAAGTGTAAGTTCTATTGCAGTAACAGCCACATTACCGTTGAGGATTGTAGGAATAATGGACGACGAAGCTAACAGTGATTTCACTGCAGCAGGTATACCGCTTATTGTTCGACTCAATGCTCACTTCAATGCACCAACAAGTAGGTTTGATTCGCAGACAACTGCGACATCAACCGGATTATAAGGAGGGATTAGACTATGGCTATATCTCGCGCACAATTAGCGAAAGAGCTTGAACCCGGCCTTAATGCCTTGTTTGGGCTTGAGTATGATCGTTATGAAAACGAACACGCTGAAATCTTTGAAGAGGAGACATCAGACAGAGCTTTTGAAGAAGAAGTAATGTTAGGTGGTTTCTCGACTGCACCTGTTAAGTCAGAGGGTGGATCAATTAGTTTTGACGATGCACAAGAAACCTACACAGCTAGGTATACGCATGAAACTATTGCTTTAGCATTTTCTATAACTGAGGAGGCTATTGAAGATAATCTTTATGATAGACTAGCTTCACGTTATACAAAGGCTCTAGCACGTTCTATGGCTCAGACAAAGCAGATCAAAGCAGCAGCAATACTTAATAATGCTTTTACTGCAGGTTCAAGTGCAATAGGGGACGGAGTATCTCTTTGTTCTGCTTCTCACCCATCTTTATCAGGAACTCAAACCAATATCTTATCTGTAGCAGCGGATCTCAATGAGACTTCTCTTGAGCAGATGTTGATAGATATTGCAGGATTTACTGATGAGAGAGGGCTTAAAATTGCAGTTAGAGGAACTAAGTTAATTATTCCTAAAGAATTGCAGTTTATTGCAGAAAGAGTAATGAACTCAAACCTCCGTTCAGGAACAGCGGATAACGACATTAACGCCAACAGAAGCATGGGTATGCTTCCTGAGGGTGCAGTCGTTAACCATTTCTTAACGGATACGGATGCCTTTTTTATCAAAACTGACGCTCCAAACGGCTTTAAGATGTTCAATAGAGCAGCTATAAAGACAGCTATGGAAGGTGATTTTGATACAGGAAACATGAGATTTAAAGCTCGTGAAAGATATTCTTTCGGTGTTTCCGACTGGCGTTGTGTTTTCGGTACACCGGGAGCTTAACTCTAAATTAAATAAAATAATGAAAGGCGACACTTGTCGCCTTTTGTTTTTTCTTGTATAGTAGTCATATTAACTTCTGACAATCGCATGGTGCGATTGACATAGCCAAGACAGGAGATGATATTATGGCTGTACATTTTACCGGACCAATACTTTTCGCAGGAAAAGACGGTCAAAGAAAGTGGTTTGAAAACCTCCCAATAGACAAAAACCCTGATTATCTAGTTTACATGGATGATTTTACAGGGGTCGCTTTAGACAATACAAACGACTGGACAGTTGTGAAAGATTCCAGTGCCTCTGCAGCCATTGCTGCTGATGTTGTAAACGGAGCGGTTACATTAAGCTCTCAAGCAACAACAGATAACGATGGTGCTTCTATCCAAGGTAATGAAATCTTCGCAGTATCTTCAGGAAGAGATATTTGGTTTGAAACCAAACTTACCCCAACAGATGCTGAGGGGGATGCAATGGATATTTGTATAGGTTTAACTGTAAACTTTGCAACTAATCCAGAAGCTATGCTTACCGCAGCAGACCGTGTTGTTTTTCAAGTAGATGATGGTGATAGCAATATTGATTGTGTGACTGAAAAAGACGGCACTGCAACAACAACAGATTCTGGGGTTGATATTGCAAGTGGTACTGCAGTAACACTTGGTTTTCATATCAAAGGGACAGGAAGTGTAGAATTTTTTGTAAATAGAAACTTAGTAGCTACACATACTGCTAACATTCCAGACGATGAAAACTTAGCTCTTGGAGCAATGGAACTTTCAGGTTCTGCAACAGGAACTAAATCAATGAACATTGATTATATGTTTGCTGCACAGAACAGATAATGGAGGATTAGATGGCTGAAAGAAAAAGAGCCAGAACTAAAGCGGGAAAATTTATTCCTGATGATCCAAACACACCTGAAAACGAAGCTTGGGTCACTACTAAATCTAACTCCAAAAAAGCACTCCCCCCAAAGGGGAGTGCTGAATATAAAGCCATGCTTTTGCGTGGTGAGATAAAGGAGTAATCAATGGCAGATGCAGTTACCTCACAGACAATAATTGATGGACCTAAAACAGTTGTAATGAAGTTTACCAATGTATCCGATGGATCTGGTGAATCTGCAGTTACAAAGGTTGATGTTAGTGCTTTAAACGCAAGTGCAGACGGAGATGCTTGTACAGGCGTTGTCATTGAAAAAATGTGGTGGCAATGTATTGGTATGAAAGTACAAATACTTTTTGACGCTGATACAGATGTTTTTTGCATAGAATTAGGTGAAAATCAAAGTGGTCATCACGATTATTCAAGCTTTGGTGGATTAACAAATAACGCAGGAACGGGAGTTACTGGAGACGTATTGTTTACTACTGTTGGTCACAGCAGTGCAGATACTTATACTGTAATCCTTTACTTGCGTAAAAAATATGGCTAGAATTATTGAGTTTTTCTCCAATTCCCACCCTTATCAAAAAAGGGTGGGAAGTATTTCTGTATTGTTATACTTATTTTTGTTTTATTTTTTGGAGGATTAAATGGCTTCAAAAACAAAAGATAAGATGCCAAAAAGAAACAAACGTAATTTCCGCCCCACAAAAAAAGGAGCAGGAATGACGGAGGCAGGTGTTAAAGCCTACCGCAGAAAAAATCCCGGTTCAAAACTTAAAACGGCTGTTACAAAGAAAAAAGGTTTAACTAAGTCTGAAAAAGCAAGAAGAAAGTCCTTTTGCGCTAGATCAGCAGGTCAAATGAAAAAGTTTCCAAAGGCAGCAAAAAATCCAAACAGTAGATTAAGACAAGCTAGAAAGAGGTGGAGATGTTAATATCCAGAAGTAAAATGCCCAAAGGTTTAAGCTATTTTAGAAAAGGTGGTGAAGCTTCAAAAAAATCAAAAGGTAGTAAGATCTGTCCAGAGGGTAAGGCATGGGCGCAAAGAACTTTTGATACTTATCCATCCGCCTACGCAAATTTAGCAGCCTCAAAATATTGTAAAGATCCAAACTATGCAAAAAAAGCCAAGGGTGGTAAGAGAAAAGGTAAATAATGTCAAATGATCCTAAAATAGGCACGGGTAGAAAACCCAAGAACACAGGGCGTAGATTATATACGGATGAAAACCCTAAAGACACCGTAAGTATTAAGTATGCTACTGTAAAAGATGCAGAAGATACTGTAAAAAAAGTTAAGAATATAAAAAAACCTTTTGCTAGAAAGATACAAATTTTGACAGTTTTGGAACAAAGGGCTAAAGTAGCAGGTAAAAAACAACAAGCACTAATTGCAAAAAGGGCAAAAGAGTTCCTTAGAAATAAGGAGAATAGAGTTGGGTGAGTTAAAAGATTGGTTAAAACAAGACTGGGTGAGGATAGGTACAGATGGCAAAATCAAAGGTAAATGCGGTACTTCAAAGGATAAAAAGAATCCTGACAGGTGTCTTCCAAGGGCTAAAGCTCAAAGTCTTTCGCAAAAAGAAAGAGCCTCTACCGCTCGTAAAAAAAAGACAGAAGGTAAAAAGGGGAAGACCGTCGTTAAAAACACCAAACAAGCGCAAGTAAAGTTTGCTGCATACGGTGGTGAAATAGAAGTTACAAAAGCAAAAAGACCCTACACAGGTAAAAAAAAGGACGGTGTGGTTGCTAGAGGATGCGGTGCCATACTAGCTGATAGAAGAAAGCATACGAAAGGGTCTGTAAGCACATGAGCAGTGAGTATCTTCAAGAAATTAAGGCTTGGTCCAAACACGCTCTTGAAAAACCTTTAGACTATTTTAATGGTCTTCCACCTTGCCCTTATGCTGAAAAAGCTTGGGAGGATAATCGTGTAGATTGTGTAATAAAAGACACAGACAATAAACAGGTTCTGTATACGACTGTTTCTCAGTTTCCTAATCATTTAGACATAATTTTAATAATTGATAAAAAATATGAGCTTGAAGCCAAAAAGTTTCACGAATATTTAGATTCAATGAATATAGCTATATCAGATGGTATGTTTATAGATAAAGATATTTGGGTAATGGGGTTTCATCCTGACGATGAAGCTAGTGAGTATGTAGAGGATAATAATTTTAATGCTTTGATTGAAGATAAGTATGCGATTATCTTCGTTCAAAGATTAACAAAACTTTATGAATCTGCAGACAAACTTAAAAAAAGAGGTTATTATAAAAATTACAGCAAAGACTATAATATTAATGAAATTTTTAAATTAAGAGAAACTTTGTATAGGAGACTTAAAAATGGCAATGCATAAGAAAAAACCTGTAAAAAAAATGGGTGGTGGAATGATTAAAAAGAATGGTATGACTAAGGCCATGCGTGGCGGTGGCATGGTTAAGAAGATGCGTGGCGGTGGCATGGTTAAGAAGATGCGCGGTGGCGGCATGGTCAAGAAAAAATAATCAGGAGTAAGTAACATGGCAGGATCCAGAGTTAATATCGGAAACGCAGGTTTCAAAAAAATGAAATCTAAAGGTGGCACCATAAAGATGAAATCCAAGGGCGGTATGATCAAAAAAAATAAGCCTATGATGATGTCTAAAGGTGGCATGATTAAGAAAAACAACAAACCTATGATGATGTCTAAGGGTGGCATGATTAAGAATAATAAGCCTAAAATGATGTCTAAGGGTGGTACGGTTAAAAAAATGAAAATGATGTCCAAAGGTGGTACGGTTAAAAAAATTAAAAAATAGAAAGGATCTATGGCTTATTTACAAAGTAATATTCCGCATTTTAAATGTTGGGTGCGTAGGGAATATACGCACAACCATGAAAAATATCATGGTGAATTTTTACACGCTATGGCAGTGGCCGTCACAACTATGCCATGCAGATCTTTAAGCTTTCAAGTAATATTTACTGGACTTGAAGAAGGATCTGAGGAAAATGTGCATGGTGGAGCTATGTGGGCAAGAATGCCTATAACAGCCTTGGTAGGTGATTTTGACTTTGAAGGTTGGCCTGAACCCATGCCTACCTATCTAGCGCAACCTTGGGACTGTTCCTCACATCATCATGCAGTATACCAAATAAACAGGGCGCAACCTTGTCCTTGGATTGCTAAAATTGGAAGTGATTTTTTTCCTGCTAAATATTTATTTACAGTAGACTATACAGAGAGTGAAATAGCGGATGATCCTGCACAACACAAACAAAGCCATGTTTTACAGTTGTTGGATGCGGATGTTTATACAGGTAATGTAGTGGCCTTACCTAATAATAGAGTTAGGGTTACACATCCTGCTTGGTGGGTTACAGGAGAAGGTCCTCCCGATTTTAAACCCTCTCATCATATACACTATTCAAAATCAGATTTAGACTATACCCTAGACGTAAATAAAATTTTTGATAATATGTATGCAGAGCCAGAAGAAGAGGAAAAATAATGGCGATATCTAACAGTACAGATTTTGAACTTGATGTAGTTGAGTATATAGAAGAGGCATTTGAGCGTTGTGGACTTGAGGTTCGCACGGGTTATGATCTTAAAACGGCAAGACGCTCTCTTAATCTTATGTTAGCAGAATGGGCTAACAGGGGTTTAAATCAATGGACAATTAAACAAAGAACCCTTTCTTTAGTCAAATCAGATGGGGAATATGATTTAGGTACAGATATCATAGATGTATTATCTGTTGTCGTTAGAAGGGATAACACCGATTTTTCTGTAGAAAGAATAAGCAGGGACACGTATCTGTCCATACCTAATAAAACTACAGAGGGTAGAACAAATCAATTCTTTTTGGATAGGCAAATAACGCCAAACCTTAAAATATGGCCTGTACCAGAAAATAGCACCGATGTTATATACTATGATGCGTTGACTAGGGTGGATGATGCAGACACTCAGGTAAATACCTTAGATGTTCCGTTTAGGTTTTACCCCTGTCTTGCTGCAGGGTTAGCTTATTATATTGCTATGAAAAAAGCACCTGAAAGAATACAATTACTTAAAGCAGCTTACGAAGAGGAATTTCAAAGAGCTATGACTGAGGATAGAGATAGAGCATCATTTAATGTTGTTCCTCAGTTTGAATATTTTAGGACTACCTGATGTCAAAATACGCTAGTGGTAAAAGAGCTTATGGAATATCGGATCGCTCAGGATTTAGGTATAGGTATAAAGATTTAAGAAAAGAATGGAACGGGGCTGTAGTAGGACCAGATGAGTTTGAAACAAAGCATCCACAATTATTTCCCAGAAGAAAAGTTTTTGATGCCCAAGCTTTACGGGATGCAAGACCAGAAACTAATTTATCAGAAGAAAGATCCATTCAACATGGCTTTAATCCCGTTGGTTTTCGTTTTATTCAAGGGATTACACCACCAAACCGACTTGCCCCAGAAGCAGGGGTTGGTAACGTAACAATAACAGTAACTGATTTTATTGGTAATACTGCTAATGTTAGCGGTGTTCAAGGAGCGTCCGCAGTTGGCACGGTTTCAATAACTGTTCCAAATGAAAATGAATCTGTTAATGTGTCTGGTTTTGTAGGCACAACCTCTGTGGGCTCAATTTCTACTTTACCTATTGATGTCATAGGAGTAGCGGGCACCTCGGCAGTGGGTAGTGTTACAATTTCAGAATCTGTAACTACATACACTGTAACCGTAGCAAGCTATCTTGGTGCTAATAAATATTACATAGATGGTGTAAGACAAGCCACAGTAACCCTTAGCGAAGGTAGTATTTACCGATTTGATCAATCCGATAGTTCAAATGGGGGTCATCCATTAAGGTTTTCAACCACAAGTGACGGAACACACGGAGGCGGTTCAGAATATACAACAGGAGTTACAACTAATGGCACAGCGGGTAGTTCGGGAGCTTATACACAAATAACCGTTGCTAGTGGGGCTCCGACGTTGTATTACTATTGTACAAACCATAGTGGCATGGGAGGTCAAGCAAACACACCATGAGCTTTACATTAACGACACTAAGAACATCTTTAAAAGAATATACAGAAAACACAGAGACAAGTTTTGTTAATAACCTAGATTTGTTTATTCGTTTAGCAGAAGAAAGAATATTAAAAAACGTACAGCTAAATGTTTTTGAAAAAAACGTCTCTGGTACCATGACAACTAGTAATCAGTATTTGGCTTGTCCCAGTGATTTTTTAGCACCAAATGCTTTGACCATTACCAATAGTAGTCAATACACCTACTTACAATTTAAAGAAAAAGAATTTATTCAAACCTTTACACCCAATGCTTCTACAACAGGTGTACCAAGGTTTTATGCACAGTTTGACGTAGATAATTTTGTAATCGCTCCAACGCCCGACAGTGGTTACACGGTTAATCTAAGTTATTTTTATAGACCCGCTAGTCTTACGGATAGCACTATTACCTTTACGGTTAGTAGTAGTTCTTCTTTTACAGTGGGAGAAACCATAACAGGAGGTACTTCTGGATCTACTACAACTATTACAGCCTTACCTTCAAGCACGACAATGACGGTTATTGTTCCTAAAGATAGTTTTACGGCTACAGAAACCATAACAGGAGGTACTTCTGGTGCCTCTACAACGTTATCTTCATTTACCTCAGATACTACAGAATCTTGGTTAAGCACCAATGCAGAACTTGCTTTACTTTACGGATCCCTAATAGAATGTTATATTTATATGAAAGGTGATCCTGATATTATGAATGTTTATAATACAAGGTTTGCTGAAGCGATAGGTAGATTAAAGAATTTAGGTGAAGCGAAAGAAGTAGTCGATGAATACACAATGGGTCCAATTAGAAAGGCAAGGACATAATGTTTACTGATTCGTTAAGCATGGGTAAGAACTTTTCAGTGCAAATACAGACTACTGATAACAGAGGGCAAACCCCTGAGGAGGTAGCTGAAAGATGTGTCAATAAAATAATTGGTGTATCAGAAAATGCCCACCCTGTCATAAGGGAGCAAGCTCATGCTTATCGTAAAGAGATGGAGAAAATAATTGCAATTTATATGAGACAGGCTATTAAAAGTGATAGAACCACCGTGTATAATGCAATAAAAGATTCAGGCAACCCCAAACTAGCAGAATATATAAGGAGAATGTAATGGCTTTTACGGGAAATTTTTTATGTACCTCTTTTAAAACAGAACTTTTGAAAGGTGTTCATAACTTTACAGCAACAACAGGAAATACTTTTAATGTGGCCTTATATGATAATAGTGCCTCATTTACAGCAGCTACCACAGCTTACACCTCTAGTAACGAAATAAGTGGTACTAATTACTCAGCTAAGGGTCAGGCATTAAATCCTGTAACACCTACGGCAAGTGGTACAACGGCATTAGTAGATTTTGCTGATGAGACATTTAGCAATGTTACTATCAGTAGTGTAAGAGGTGCTTTAATATTTAATGAGACTGCAACAGGAGATCCTTCCGTTGCTGTTTTAGATTTTGGTGCAGATAAAGCAGCCAGTAGTGGTGACTTTACGATTGTGTTCCCTACGGCTGATGCAAGTAATGCAATTATAAGGATTGCTTAATGGCGACAGTTGTTGCGTTTAAAGGATGGAATAGCTCTCTAACTGCTTGGAATACAGGCACTTGGAATGGTGAGGGCGTTTTTCCTAGTGCAACAGCTTCCGTTGGCTCTGTAGCTATTACAGGCGAAGGTGAAATTGGTGTTTTTGGGGTTGCAGGTACAAGTGCTATTGGCACAGTTTCCATCACCGCTAATTCAAACCTTTCTGTAACGGGTTTAGCAGGCACAGGTGCTGTAGGATCTACCACTGTAGTTGGGGCAGCCAATATATCACCGACAGGTGTAGCAGGTACAACTGCTTTAGGTAATGTGTTTGAAACGCAGACAGGTGTAGCAGGAACGTCTGCCGTTGGCTCTGTAACCATAACAGGTGTAGCTAACGTTTCTGTAACTGGTTTATCGAGTACATCTGCAATTGGTAATACTTTTGAAACTTTAAATGGTGTAGAGGCTACAGGTGCGGTTGGTACGGTTACTATTACAGGTTTTGCTAATATTTCGGTTACAGGTGTGGCAGGAACTATGGCAATCGGTAGAACAACAGAAACAATTATACCGACTTGGGGTGAGATTATACCAGATCAAGATGCTAGTTATAGCACTTTTACACCAAGTCAAACACCGAGTTACAGTACAATAACCCCAAGTCAAGATCCATCTTGGCTTGATAAAGCAGCATGAGGTAAGCAATGTCAAGTGTATATACCAATGATTTAAGATTAGAAGAGATTGGTTCTGGTGAACAATCAGGAACGTGGGGTGATACCACGAATACCAATCTTGAGCTAATAGCAGAAGCTTTTAGTTTTGGAACAGAAGCAATTACAACGAATGCAGATACGCATACCACCACCATAGCAGACGGTTCAACCGACCCCGGTCGTTCTATTTATTTAAAATATACAGGCACGTTAGATTCTGCTTGTACTATTACATTAGGACCAAATACTGTAAGTAAGGTGTGGTTTATTGAAAATGCTACCTCTGGATCACAAAATATTATTATAAGTCAAGGTTCTGGAGCCAATGTCACAATAGGTAATGGCGCAGTTAAAATGGTTTATAGTGATGGTGCAGGATCAGGAGCTGCCGTTGTTGATGCTTTAGTTGATTTGGATCTTACAGGAACGACGACAGTTGCAGCTTTGACTTCATCAGGTGCAATCACTGCTTCTGGAGTTATTACGGGAACCACTCTTGAGGCTACAGCAGACACTTCATCAGGTGATAATGCAGCCATTGGATATACAAGCACAGAGGGTTTAATCCTCACAGGTCAAGGTAGCACAGGTGATGTTACGATTAAAAATGATGCTGATGCTACTGTTATACAAATACCCACAGGAACAACAGGCGTAGATTTTAAGGGTAACATATTTACATCTACTTCTGGCACTTCAAACTTTGTGGCAGGTGTCAACGCAGGTAACTCTATTGCTTCTGGTGGTAATTACAATACTGTTATAGGTGATGAAGCAGGAACAGCTATTACAACAGGTGATAATAATGTTGCTGTGGGTTATGCTGCACTAAAGACGGAAGATGGCAATGGTTATAATGTTGCTATTGGAGTTGGTGCTTTAGAAAATATGAATGCAGGTGCAGATGCTTACACTGTTGCTGTAGGACATAACGCAGGAAATGATGTTACAACAGGACTTTACAATACTTTTGTAGGTGCTATGTCTGGTGATGCTATAACTGATGCAGATTATAATACTGCTTTAGGTAATGGGTCATTAGGTGCTGATACAAAAGGAAGTAAAGCTACTGCTATAGGATACCAAGCATTAGGAACTCAAAATTTTACTACTGCTACAGACAGTCATAACACGGCTGTGGGTTATAACTCAGGTCTTAGTGTTACAACAGGCATAAGCAACACTTTAATTGGTGCAGTTGCAGGTGATGCTCTTACTGATGCTGACTACAATGTAGCTATTGGGTTAGGTTCTTTAGGTGCAGATACACTAGGTAGTAAATCAGTTGCAGTAGGAACTGCTGCTTTACAAGCTCAGAACTTTACAACAGCTACAGATACTTTTAACACAGCAGTAGGACATAACGCAGGTAATGATATTACAACAGGTAAGAGAAATGTATTATTAGGTGGTTTAGCAGGAGATAGTATTACTTCATCAGATGATAATATTGCAATAGGTTATTTAGCCTTAGATGCTAATACTGTAGGCTCTGCAAATATTGCCATAGGTTCTCATGCCTTGGATGCAATGAATCCTGCAACTGCAACAACTATGTATAACATAGGAATAGGATATGCAGCAGGTGGTGCAGTCACAACAGGCACACGAAACACTCTTATAGGTGGACTAGCAGGAGACGCTTTAACTACTGGCTATAACAACACTGCTTTAGGATATAGTGCTTTAAGTGCAGATGATGTAGGGCAAGGAAGTACGGCTATTGGATATGCTACTTTAATGAATCAAAACTTTGCTACTGCAACAGATTCTGATAATACGGCTGTCGGTATTTTAGCAGGTAATCAAGTTACAACAGGTATACAGAACACCCTCATTGGTTCAAAAGCAGGTGATGCCCTTACGGATGCAGATTATAACGTAGCTGTAGGCTATCAAGCTTTAACTGCAGATACTCTAGGTTCTAGAAGCGTTGCTATAGGTAGAAATGCACTTTTATCACAAAACTTTACTACAGCTACTGATAGCTATAATACAGCAGTTGGTTATAAAGCAGGAGAAGATGTTACAACAGGTCAATCTAATTCATTAATTGGTTATCAAGCAGGAGTAGCTTTAACAACAGGTTTTTCTAATACTGTTCTTGGTTCAGCAGCTTTATCAGCAGAGGATACTGGAAGATACAATGTTGCTATAGGTGCAGGTGCGCTTGAAAACCAAAATTCTGATGCAGACAATCACAATATAGCAATTGGTTACAATTCAGGTAATGCCGTTACAACAGGTACTTTAAATGCTATTATTGGTAGTTTTGCAGGTTTAGCTTTAACAACAGGTTATCAAAATACAGCACTTGGATATGGTGCGTTAAGCACTGAAGATACTGGAAGATTTAATGTTGCTATTGGTACATTAGCTTTAAGTACACAAAATTATGATGCAAACAACTACAACACAGCAGTTGGATATCACTCAGGAAAAGCAGTCACAACAGGTACACTTAATACTTTAATTGGATCAGAAGCAGGTCTTTCTTTAACAACTCCTTATGGTAATACTTTGATTGGATATCATGCAGGACAATCTGAAACAACAGGTACTAGAAATACTATTATTGGAGCAGGTGCAGGTGAGTCACAAAATGGTGGTAATGGTAATAATTTTATAGGTTATGACGCAGGAAAACAATGTACCACAGGAAGTGATAATGTTGCTATTGGTGCAGATAGTCCTAGTGCAAATGCTGCTCTTGAAAATCTTACAACAGGAAGTTTTAATGTATCTCTAGGTGGAAACTCACAAGTAAATAATGATGTTGGTAGTAAAAATGTTTCTGTTGGATTTAGTTCTTTAAGAGATTTAAATTATGCTACTGCAACAGATGGTCAAAATACTGCTGTTGGTTTTCAGTCAGGACTACAAGTTACTACTGGAGTACAAAATGTTTTTGTAGGTTCTAGTGCAGGTGCAGGAGCTGCTTTAACTGGATCAACTAATGTCTGTGTAGGGTATGCAACAGGTCATGCTATTACCTCTGGTGGTAATAATTTACTTCTTGGATCTGAAGCAGGAAGGTCAAATTCACCTAGTGGTAACATTACTACAGGTAGTAATAATGTTTGTTTAGGAGATGATAATATTAGTAACTTATTCTGTGCTGATACAAGTATTTCTAGTTCAGATTCAAGAGACAAAGCTGATATTACAGATTTTACTATTGGTTTAAATTGGATTAAAGATTTACGACCTGTAACTTACAGATGGGATAAGAGGTCATGGTACGGAACAGACGAAGAACCTTATGGCACACCTGATGGAAGTAAAAAGAAATCAAAAGTAAATATAGGATTTTTAGCACAAGAAGCACTTGAAGTAGAAAAGGCAAATGGCTTTGGAGGTAGTGCAGACAATATGTTGGTTTGTAACCTTACAGAGGATGGTCAAAGATATGGAATGAAATATGAAAGACTTGTTCCTATTCTTGTAAATGCAGTCAAAGAATTATCAACAAAAGTAACAACTTTAGAAGCCGAAGTAACTAAATTAAAAGGAGAATAAAATGGCAGAAACAAGAACAGATGAACAAATAGCACAAAACTACAAAGCTATGGGAGATAGTGTAGACGTAATACAATCTATTGTCACAGCAAAGAAAAATGATGATGGTGAGTTGATGATCATGGGTGACAGAACAGATGATGAAAAGAAAGAAAGAGTCAATATCAATGTAGGTTATATTGAATACATGAAAGCATTGACTGACTGGAAAGGCAATGAAGATTGGACAGATGTAGACAAAGCCATTACAGATGGTAAGGCTTATGTGGGTTAATAATGACTAAAATAACAGAGCTAGATAAAAGAGTTGTGGCATTAGAGACTGAAATACATATTCAGTTTAAAGATCTTTACAATCGTATTAAACGTATTGAAGCTTGGGCAATAGGTTCTGCTACTTCTATTATTCTTTTACTGTTAGCTATTTTATATAGGATGTAATATGAATGCCTCTAAGCAAGTTACAGTTTAGACCCGGTATAAATAAAGAAACAACTTCTTATTCTAATGAAGGTGGGTGGTTTGACTGTGATAAAGTACGTTTTAGAGCAGGTTTTCCAGAAAAAATAGGTGGTTGGGCAAAGAAAACACCTAATTCACATTTAGGTGTAACAAGGGCTTTACATCCTTGGCAAACCATCTCACTCGCTAATTATCTTGGTGTGGGCACGAATGAAAAGTATTATGTGTTATATGGTGGTGCCTATTATGATGTTACACCATTAAGAGCTACAACCTCTGCGGGCGACGTTACGTTTTCTGCGACTAACGGATCTTCCACTATTACTGTTACGGATACATCACACGGTGCCATAGTGGGGGACTTTGTTACTTTTAGCGGGGCAGCTTCTTTAGGAGGTTTGATTACAGCAGAAGTATTAAATCAGGAATATAAGATTGTTACGGTTCCTACGGCAAACACCTATACCATTACAGCAAGGGAGGTTAACCCCGTTTCACGGATCACGGTCAATGGCATTTATACACCAGTTGCTGTTACAGCAAATAGTTCAGACAGTGGCAACGGTGGTAGTTCAACAGTAGGAGCCTATCAGTTAAATATAGGTTTGAATACATCTATTACAGGAGATGGTTGGAATGCAGGAACATGGGGCCGTGGCACATGGAACAGTGCTACTACGCCCACGGTAGAAAGTGTATTGAGGCTTTGGACACATGACAACTTTGGAGAAGACCTTGTTATTAATATCTTCAATGGTGGATTATATTATTACGATAGCTCTACAGGCTTAACAAATAGGGCCGTTGTTTTAAGTTCAGTATCAGGTGCGGTCAGTCCTCCTTCTGTTGCTGTTAAAGTACTTGTGTCCGATGTAGACTTACACGTTATTGCTTTTGGTTGTGATTCAGAGGATGACCCCGGCACACAGGATCCTTTGTTAATTAGGTTTTCTGATCAAAGGAATGCTTTGGATTGGAAAGCTACAGTTGACAATACGGCAGGTGATTTAAAAATATCCAGTGGTTCTAAGATTATAACAGCTATAGAAACCAAAAGGGAGATCTTAGTTTTTACAGATACTTCTATTTATTCTATGCAGTTTATCGGACCTCCTGATACTTTTGGTATTACTATTGTATCTGAAGGTATATCTATACGAAGTCCCAATAGTGCTGTAGCTATTGAGGACAATGTATTTTGGATGGGTAACAATGAGTTTTATGTCTATAATGGTGCGGTACAAAAAATACCTTGTACGCTAAGGGACTTTGTGTTTTCTGATTTTAACAACTTACAAGCAGAAAAAGTATTTGCAGGTGTTAATTCAAGTTTTTCTGAGATCTGGTGGTTTTATCCAAGTGCCAATTCTAATGAAATAGACAAGTATGTCATTTATAATTACCAACAGCAAATCTGGTATTTTGGATCTTTACCAAGAACAGCATGGTTAGACCGTGGGGTTAATGAGTTACCAACCGCCGCTAGTCCTGATTACTACCTTTACAACCATGAAACAGGAGATGATGACGGTAGTACAGACCCTGTAACTGCTATTACGGCTCACATTGAGTCAAGTCAGATGGACATAGGTGAGGGTGATCAATTTACGTTTATAAGTCGAATCATACCTGATATTACCTTTAGAAACTCAGACATAGGTAAAAAGGCATCTTTGTCACTTAAAGCAAGAAACTTTCCCGGTGGTAACTATTTGCAAACTGATTCTGCTGAGATATCCAAAACAGCAACAGTGCCTGTTGAACAATTTACAAATGATGCGTTTATAAGACTGCGGGGTCGTAGTTTTGCGTTACGTGTCGAATCAACAGAAACAGGTATTAGTTGGCGTTTGGGCTCACCTAGAATTGATATTAGACCCGATGGTAGACGCTAATGGCTAAAGTCATACCCTTTTTTCCATCCCCGCCTTCCGATTATAACAGACAGTATATGGATGACATTGTTAGGGCGTTCTCTTTATATGTTAGCAGTATTAATACACCGGGCGAGGGTAGAAACACTTTTACTGTATTTACAAATTTACAAACAGACGATTTTAATTTAGAAACAGGAGCTATATTTAATCATAACGGGTTTGTTAAAATATCACAATTAGACAGCCCGCACACAAGAGGAGTTAGTGGCACGTCAGCCGTGGGCTCCGTAACTGTAACAACGTAGATTCATACTAGAAAACTTATTTAAACTCTGGTAAAGTATAAAAGATGAATAGAGATATGTCACAAATGCCCACAGGTGGATTAGGTTCTTTCTTAACATCTAACATAGATGAGATAGACGATAATATACTGGCCTTTGGTAAGGGGCAGGGTATTAACTCCATGAGTAAAATAGCTAATCGTATGGCTAATATGGGTCGTAATGGTGACAATCAGCTTGTACACGTTAAGACTGGAGAGCTTATTGTATCTCCTGAGATATTAGAAAAAAACCCTAAACTTGCAAAAGAACTAACCCAAAGTTTTCAAAACATGGACGAGAACATAGGCGATTATGTCGTTGGTTCTGATGGTAACTCTATTAATCCTATGACAGGCCAGAGAGAGTTCTTTCTCAAAGGGCTTGTTAAGGGGATTAAAAACATATTTAGCAAGGTTGCAGGTATAGTTTTACCGGGTTTATTAGGTAATTTTATACCGGGTTTTAGCGCACTTAGTCCTGTATTGAAAGGTGTTATTACAGGCGGTATTGGTGGATTATTAAGTGGTAAAGGAGCTAAAGGGGCTTTAGAAGGAGCAGCTTTAGGTGGGTTAGGTCAAGGTTTAATGTCTGGTTTAGCAACTGGTAACGTAGGAGCAGGTTTTAAATCTGCAACGGAACCAACAAAACCTTTTGAACTAGTTGGAAAGATACAAGAAAGAGGTGGGACTTTTATGGATAAAATGTTTCCTAAAGGTTTTATACCTAAAGGAATGGATCCTTCATCGGAACAATTTAAAGCAATTGAACAAAGTTTTATAAAAGATAGAGGTTTTTCTCCTAGAGAGGCTTATCAGGCCGCTTTAGAACGAACTAAACCCGGTTTTTCTGATTACATAGGTCCTGCAGTAGCAGGAACAGCAGTAGTGGGTGCCTTAGGAGGTTTTGATACACCAGAGCAAACTATGCCGGATCCCTACGGTGGTGTTACCTCTACTAAATTAGTTCAAGAAAACCCTGAATTATACAGGGTTCTGTTTGGTGGGTTAAGACCACCTAGAAGAACAACAATGGAAGATACAGTTGTACCTACCCCAGATCCGTTTTTATTTGAAAAATACCTTGATCCGCAGTTAGCGGCTAAAGGTGGTGAGATGTTTCCACGAAAGACAGGTTCTATAAACGGACCGGGCACAGAGACATCTGACGATGTGCCTGCTATGTTGTCTGATGGTGAGTTTGTTATGACCGCTAGAGCCGTCCGTGGTCTAGGAGACGGAAGCAGAAAACAAGGTATAAAGAAAATGTATGATATGATGAAAAACTTTGAACGGAGTGTACCCGCGTAATGTCTACCGTAACTAATATACAAAAGCTTGATCCTGCTATCGAAGCTTATAAACTTGGTCTTTTAGCAGATACACAACAGTTAGTTGGGGATCAAATGTTTGGACAGAATGTCCAAAACCTTAGGCAAAGTCTTCAAGGACAAATAGATCCCGAAACAGGTCAACCCCTTACACCTGAACAAATAAATACACAAATCGCTACGCAACTGTCCACTGACGAGGTGCCGATAACCGCAGAACAAGTGGGTGGTATTAGCCAAGATTCTCTTTATGGGCTACCTGATTTTAAAGTTGCCGATTTATCCCAATCTCAAAAAGACGCTTATACTTTAGCACAACAAGGAGTAGGATCTTATCAACCTTTTGTTACAGGTGGTTTAGATGCTGTTCAAAAGGGGCAGGCAGGGGCCTACGATGCTATGCTTGGTGTAGGTGGTAGTACCGACCTTGCAGGTATGACCACGGGTCAGGCTCAACAAGCCATACAAGAGGCAGGTCAGTTTGGAATGCAAGCTGCTCAACAAGGTTTGGCAGGGTTACAGGGCGTATCGGGTCAATTTGATCCAAGCGGTATTGGAGCTTTCTATAATCCTTATGAACAGGATGTAGTGCAGGCTACGTTAGATGATTTACGTAAGGATTTTCAAACGCAAAAAGCTCAAAGACAGGCTCAATCTGATGCAGAGGCCGTGTCCAGAGGTGCTTTTGGTAGTGTATCTAGCCAAATGCGTAGGGACGCACAGAACATACAACCGTTAGAAGAAGACTATTTAAAGACCGCCGCCCGTGAGATAGGGGCATTGAGATCTGCAGGGTTTACAAACGCAGCCAATCAAGCAGCCCAAGCCTTTGAACAAGCCAAGCAAAGACAGCTAGGCGGGGCTCAGGCAACAAGTGCCATTGGTCAGCAAGGTGCAGGTACAGGACTACAAGCAGGTCAGGCAACAGGTAACTTGGCTCTTGGACTGGGTAATCTAGGCTTGTCAGGGGCTTCTACCCAAGCGGGGATAGGACAGCAGTTGGCAGGTATGGGTCTACAGCAAGCAGGACTAGGTGAATTAGAGAAGTCCTTACAGCAACAGGATATTAACGCCCTTATGGGTACAGGTGGTATGTTACAGGCACAAAAGCAAGCAGAGCTAGATGCGGTAAAAGCCTCTGACACACAGAAATATCAACAACCTTATCAGCAACTTGGCTTTATGTCTGATATTTATTCTGGAGTACCTACTTCGCAAGCCACAACGACAATGACAACAGGTACGCCTGCTTCACCGTTTATGCAAGCTGCAGGGCTTGGCATAGCAGGATTAGGTGCAGCAAGCGGTGCAAAAGGATTATTTTGATGACAGTACCTTCTCAATTTAAAGGATTTTCAAAACTTCCTGAACACGTTCAGCAGAAGATGGATCCAGAACTAGCAAAGAAATACAATATGGGTGGCGGAGTATTGCAACGCCCTTTGTTTAGGCAAATGGGCGGTCCTGCAGAGGCCATGCAACCCGCACCGATGCCCGCGCCTCCACCGCCACCTCCTCCTATACCACCGCAAGGTGATCCTATGGTACAACAAACAGAGGCGCAGTTTGCTAATATTGGTGAACAACTAGCCCAAGATACCATGCAGAATATAGATCAGGCGCAAGACATAGAGGGTGCTATCAACGGACTACGGGGCAATCAAAAGCCCATAGAGGCTAGATATGACGAATTAGCAGGTTTTGTTGGTCAGAGTGACGCTCAACAAACGCCAGAAAGTGTTTTAGCAATGGTGCAACCTACCATTATGATGACGGAACAAGGTGCGATGGACAGTGGTATAGGTGAACTTATCCAGTCTATTGCAGGTTCGGATATGGAAACACCGACGGGTGAACCAACACCGATGGGACAGGGCGTGGGTGAGCTTATGGCAATGGGGGCGGGCAACACTCCACCCGTAAATTTTAACCAAGGCGGACCTGTAGAGGTCCGACGGTTTCAAGAAGGCACACCTCCCGGTGGTAATACGACTGCTCCTTTAGGAGCAACTAAGTTTTCTGAAATATATGGAGACATTTTACCTACCATTCAGCAACAAAGTGCAGGTATTTTTGGAACGCCTGAAGAACGTGCAAGGGAATTAGAAGAACAAAGAGAGTTTCAGAGAAGTCAGGCTATGCTTGATTTAGCGAAATTCGGATTAGCCTTAGCGTCGCCCACGGATCGACCTCTATCTCCTGTTGAAAAATTAGCAGCGGCGGGTCAACCATTAGCTACAAGCATACAAGAGCGTGGTAAAACAGTACAAGACATTAAACGTCAACAAAAGGCCGAGGAGCGAGGCCTTGCCATGCAGAATCTACAAACAGGTTTAGGTATTGCAGGTAATATATTTGCGAAAGAAATTGAACAGCGAGAAGGTGCGGCCGAGAGAGGTTTGAGGTTTAATCTTTTAACGACCCAATTAAAATCAAATAAAGAGATAGCAAATGCAGAATTAGAATTAAGAAGAGATATTTTTGAAGAGGACAAATTAAAATTTGATAGGACCGCTACTCTCGAAGAAAATAAGTTAGCTTATAAAAAAGAATTTGATAATGAAGCTAGAGAACTTCAAAAGTTTTTAACTAGGTTTAAAACAGCGGGTGACTTAGAACTGACTAAGTTTCAAGGAGAAGAACAAAGAAAGTTACAAAGATTACAAAACTTAGCTCAAGAAAAATTAGCTAAAATACAAGGTCAAATTTTCTTAGACAATCAACTTGAGATTGCAGGGGCAAATAATTCATTTACCCTTGAGAAAATGGAACTTGATTTAGCTAATTCAAAAGACCTTGCTAAGACCAATGCTGAGTTAAATAAATCTGCACAAAAGAATGCACAGATTTTTCAGGCATCACAAAATGCCTTAAACAGGGTTTTTGAACTTAGAAAACAGGGTAAATTACTAGATGCACAGTCTGTAGAAAATGCCTTAAATAGAGAATTACAACAAGAACTCGCAGATGATGCTAATGCGTTGAGTGCAGCTCAATTTAGAATGAACTATTTATTAAAAGAAAGAGGACTTACAGTCGAAGAGGCTCTAGCTGAATCTAAGATAATTAATGACAACTTAACCTTACGAATAGAGGCAGAGAAAAATAAATTAAACAAACTTGGTACAAGCCTTGATGGTTTAGCAAATAATATGGTATCGCAAGAAGATAAATTAAAAGCTTATGCAGATGGAACTTTACAGGGCACAGATTTAAATCTTTTTGAACAAGCCATAACACATTTAGGAAGTCCTAAAGAAACCATTGTTGGTGGTAAAAAAGAAATAAAACCTGCACAAGAGTTTAATTCAAATCTTATTGATGCTTTTGAACAAAGAATTGAAAGAGGAGATCCAATACCTAACATTGCAAGACAAGCTGTAAAAGCAAGGGCTTTCAATCAATCTAATTTAGAAAAGTTTAATAAAGCACCTTCTCAACTTGCGGTGGACGCTTTGTTAAAAACTTTAAATGTAGGAAAAAATATTGATGCAAGTGATATCTTCGGTAGAAACGCTTTCTTTAAAAGTTTAGCAAATATAGGTTCAGAACTTTTTGCTCCCGGTTTTACTATGTTTGATGACACTAAAGTTGCTAAAGATGTTCTATCAGCCTTAAATTTAGCTACAATACAAGTATTTAGGGGAATGCCAAATTTTAGAGATAGCGTTTATTCTCAAAAACAGATTGATAAACTTACCGCAAAACCTGCAGAACTTCTTCAAGGTCCGAATAGTGCCTTATCAAAGGTTAATGCTTTAATAAATACTTTAACAATTTATCGTAATAATTTAGAAACTTTTAAATCTGTTCCTGAAGAATATGTAAAAGATTTTGGCTCAATGGCCGATGTCAATCAAAGAAAACTTGAACTTGAAGGTTTAATAAACAGATACGAACTATTTATAGGAAAAAGACCTACTCAATTTGGAGAGATTGATATTGGAAGTTATCTTAACCTTGATGAAAAGGGTCCTCAAGATGAGGCCGAACAAAAATTTATTATTAAAAGAGTGCTTGATGCAGTAACTAAAAAGAAGAAAAAAGATTAATTAAATGGTTGAAACCCACGACATATCAGAAATACCCGATGAGTTGCCTAAACAAAATACTCAAATTACGGATAGTAGTTTCGATGCTTATCAAGATATTTTTGATAACCCCATAAGCTTATCAGAACAAGAAGTCATGGACATAATGACTTATTTTCCTAAAGGCGGGAGAGTGGTTGATGGGAGAAGAATAACAGCTACAGAGGCTGTAGCAGAGTTGGTTGCTAGTGAATTTAACGGTAGATTTCCGGGTGCAGGAACTTACGAACAATTACGTAGTGGTGAGTCACAGTTTGCGCCCGGTGCGCGTCTCTCTGACGAAAACATAATAGAAATATTTTCGGATCTTGAAAATAAAGGATTTTTACAATCCTTAGGCCGAAGAACCGTAGAAAACGTGCCAATGACCGTGGCCTTCGGTACAGGTTTTAAGTTCGGAAAAAAAATTCAAAAAGTATTACCAAACTTTAATCAAAAAATAGCAAAACTTCCTTATAAAGCGGATCTTGTCGCAAACGCTGTACAAAATATTTATAATGTAGGTAAATTTTCGGTTCCTTATATTACAGGAATTGGAGCTAGTATTTTATCTGCTCCTTATAATGAGCCTTTTGGAGAATTAATTCTTGGTAAAAAGAAAACATTTACACCTGAAACTTATTCAAAAATGAGAGCAGGGGAATTTGTAGCAGACACATTAAGTTTTACTCCTTATTTGTATTTTTCAGACAAAGCATCTACTGATTTTTTAAGAGATTATTTTACCAATAGATTGACAACTAGTGGAATGGGAAGACCTTTTGACCTAAGTGTGGGTGCTAATAAAAGTCTTAATCAACAAATAAAAGAAGCACAAAAAACAATTACTACTAGCCTTGGTGGTGATAAAAGAATGCAAGGTCCCATTGACTTTACTTCTTTACAGGAAAGGGGAGTTGAAGCGGTTCTTCAAGGTAAAGTTCCACCTATGATGATGAGAAGACTTTTAACCTTAGAAAATGCTCTGATTAGAACAGGAACAGAGGCTAGAGCTAATCCGGCTCTTACCGCATTTTATGAAACTCTTGCAACAGGAGGTGGTGTTGCTGCATTGAGATTAGCTACGGAGGCAGCCCCCGGTTCTGGTTTTGAAACTGCAGCGGAAATAGCAGGCCCTGTCGTCACAGGTGCAGCTAGACCTTTTACTTTAAATCTTGTTTATAAAGGTCTTAAAGGCATAGGTAGGTTAGGTTATGAAGGGACTCAAGGTGGTTTACCTGCCATGCGTAATGTGTTTTCAGATTATTTTAAAGAAAAAAGAGATCAAAGAGCTTTTGCATTTCTTGTTGAAAAACTTGATAAAATTGGAAGTTTAGACGGTGAAAATTTACAAGAGATGATTAGGCTTTTAGAAAAACAAATGCCTGCAGGGGTAAAAGGCACTGCAGGATCTTTAACAAAAGACCCTGCTATTATAGCTTTAGAGGCAGCTATGGCAAGGGATTTTCCTGATTTGGCGGCTGCTCAACAAGAACAATTAAAATTAGAAAAAAGTGCTTTAGAAAAAATTATAAGAAATTTAGGTTTTGTTGCCGAGCAAAATGTAGATACAACTGCAGGCGCAGGTGCGCTTAGATTAGTGGGGCAGTTAAAAGAGGGGATATTTAAGGAGACCCTTAATAATAGATTAATTAAAGCGGAAGATGAACTGTTATCAAGTTTTTATCAACTTAAACAAATAAGAAAAAGAGGTACTTCAAAACTTGAACTTGACCAAGGAGAGGAAACACTTACAGGTGATGCAGCACGTAAAACTTTAAACAATGCAGATACCATTGAATTGTCAGAGCGTTTATTTAATTTAATAGGCACTCAAATGAAGTTTGCAAGAGAAGAACAAAAAAGATTGTATGACAAAGTAGGTCGTGTTGAATTTAATTCAAATAGTTTTTTTAATAACAACGGTCAGGTTGATACGCCCAAATTTGTTGCTTTTGCCGATTCAGTTTTGCCTGAAAAACCAGAAAACAGTAAAATGTATGACAAACTTAAAAAGGTTTTATTTGATTTTGTTAGAAAAACAGATAGCCAAGGAAATGTAACAGGTGTGGCTGCAGATTTAGCAGAAGGTGGTACTGTATCTTTAAAAGCCCTAAATCAACAAAGATCAGAATTATTAGCAATAGCAAGAGATGGTAATGAAAGAAAAGACATAAGAAGAATTGCAGGACAAATGGCAGAGGCCATACAAGATGACTTAGATAATTTTGTTCAATATGGAGGTTATGGAACAGGCCAAAACAAAAAAACCATAGAGGCTTTGCAATCAGCTAATTCTTATTCTAAAGCCTTTGCTGATGTTTTTTATCGTAGTTTTGTCGGTGATTTAATGCAAAAAACAAAAGAGGGAGGCTATAGAGTAGCACCTGAGCTTTTACATCAAAATTTTAAAATAAATAATTTTGATCCCGGATATTTAAAAGTAAAAGACATTATGAAAGTAGGAGATTTTGTTACATCTTACAAAATTGAGGATGGTGTCAAAAATATTAAAACAGTTAACGCTACCCTTGACAGATTATTAAGGGAGATCCGGGCACAAACTTATGACCCTACTACCAAAACTGTTAATAGAAATGCCTTACAAGATTGGATTAACAATAATAACAAACTCCAAGAAATATTTCCTGACCTGTTTGATGATTTAGATAATTTTATTACTAAAAGTGACAACAAAGATAGTGTTCTTTTTAACAATAAACGCCAAGAGGCTGAAGTAAAAAAACAAATTAATTTTATGGCTTTTCTCTATGATACAAATGGACAGGTACGGACTGATCCCACAAATGCCATAGCTGAGGCACTTATTGGTGGTAGAAACCAAGGTAAAAACCTTGAAGATTTAATTGAAAGTATACCCCAAAAAGGTGAAAAAAAGTCAACAACCATTTATGAAGCAATAGATACAAAAACTGGTTTTAAAGAAACTTTTTTTAATGAAAACGATGCACGAAAGTTTATTGAAAAAAATCCTGCTTTTGATTTAGATATTAAAAATATTACGGTTGATAGAGAAAAAGCAATTCAAGGTTTTAAATCCGCTATATTTGAATATTTAGTTAATGGTAAAACCCAATTTGGACCAGAGAAAAAGTTTAAGTTTTATGATATTTACAATACTCTTTTTGAGAAAAAGATGTCTACCACACAGTTTAATCCAAGAACGGGGGCTGAAGTTCTTAAAAAAGAAACTTTAAGTGATTTTCTTCTTAGAAAAGGTATTTTTACCAAAAGTGATGTCAAGACCTCAAAAGATGCCTTAGAGGAACTTATTGGTTTAGAAGCCTCAGATCCGTCAAATTTATTAGATGCCGCTTTTGAGGAGGCTAAACCTATTTTAGATTTTGCCGTATCTATTGGAGGTTCTGCCGTTGGAACAAGATCTCAAGCTTTGTTGACGGGTGATGCAACAGGACCGGGTTCAATTATTGCAGCAGGTCGAGGTGCCCAGTTAGCAAGGGATTTATTTATTAGAATGCCCTCAATATCAAAGAAATTATTTTTAGCAGATCTATTACAAAACCCTAAATTATTAGCAAAAATGTTAAGGCAATATGGAGAGGGTAAACAATCAACAGGCGTATTTAATGCAGTAAAAAATTACTTAATTAAAAATGGTTATGTAGATACACCAAGAAGAATAGGTGTTGCCACTGTTCCAGAGGATGAATTTTCTGATGAAGATGCCTTAATAGAAGATCAAAGTCAGGTCACACAACCTCCTGTTAATATTACACCTACACCGCCTGTGATAGAAAATAACAGAGCTATTGTTCAGAGTGGACCACCAATCAATCTAAGCCAAGTTAACCCGCCTGCTCAAATTCCCACACCTACACCGCAGGCGCAAGCGCAACCTAGTTCGGGGTCTGCGGATCCTAATACAAGAACTAGGTACGCTTCTTTGTTTCCAAACGACCCGATATCAGGTATGCTTGGTTCGGGTGGCATAACTAATGTGAGGACAACGTAATATGGCAGGTTTTACAGGGTTTGATCCAGAAAGAAACAGTTACGTTGTAGAAGGTAATTTGGTAGGCAATATGTCTCCTGAAGCTTTTAATCAAATAGTAAAAAATGTTACAGGGCAATCCTTTACAGGACAGCAAGCCCCTGCTCAAACACAAACACAGCAGGCTCCTGTTCAAGCACAGGCACAACAAGCTCCACAAGAAGATGATAAGCAAATGTTGTATGGTGGAGATTATAGCCTTGAAACTTTTGCGGGTGGTCAACCTAAAATGCTTAATTTTATAGGTTCTGATGGTAAGAGTTATGTAAAAAGATATGCAGAGGATGAGTTTGTTTATGGGGCTCCACCCTCCGATGTAAGTTTAACATTAACTTCCGTTATTGCTGAAGATAGGAATGACAATACCTTTAAAAAAGATGTTGACCCTACAAAATTTCAATACGGTGGTAAGCAAACGCCAGAACAAGCTGATGCGGCGGCTAAGGAAGCTGCTAGAGAGCCCGGCTATGAGTCAGGTGGTGGTGGTTTATTTTATACATACAACGATACAGAATACTATACACCCGATAACAGCGGACAAGGTATTCCAGTTGGTTCAACTGATATAACCAGAGATCCCGGTTCAAAAGACATTACAGACCCTAACAACCCACAATATTCTCCTGTTTTAACAAAAGGTTTTTCAACTTATTACGATCAAAATGAAATTAATCCAAATAGTGACTTATTTAATCAACAACAATTTAATAAATTTCAAAAAGATATAATTCCTGAAAGTAAACCGTTGACTTTGGGTAATGTATTTTCACTAACACCGGGTGGAGGCGTTATCGATACGGGTCTTGCAAACCCATTTGGCGAAGGTAATATTGAGTTTTCTAACCCGCCGTCACAACTGCAAGATTTAGGACCTTTCTTTAATTTGGCAGAAAGCTTTGGTTATCAGAACTTTAAAGATTCTTATAAAAATAATCCATTGGCTGAATCTTTAGGATTAGTAGCTCCTACACCCTCTATAGGAGAGATAATTCAAAATACAGGTGGTTCTAATGTTGCACCACCAAGTACTACAAAAGACCCTGATCCATCCACAGGTGGCGGTGGCGGAGATGACCCTGACCCCGATCCAGACAAAGATCCGTCAAAGGGAAAAACCTTCTTTGCACCTGCTAAAAGGTCAGATCCTATAAGCACCGCGCCCGATGAGCCGATTAATACAGATCCAAGGTTTCAACCTATCTTTCCTCAACAGCCCATACAGCCTATCGGTCCCATTGAAGGTGGACCCGTAGAAGGACTTTTTCCAATACCTACACAACCACAAGCAAGCCCTGCCATGCCTCAACCTGCGCCTATACCCATTGAGGCAAAACCTACTGTTATGCCTCCTCCGCAAGCCGTGCCACCTGTTTTACCTCCACAAACCCTTGCAGATGTTATGGCGGCGGGTGGTACACCCAATCAAACAGGGATTAATCCTTACTTTCAGGCTATAGAACAAATTAATAAAACAAACCCAATGTTAGGTATTGCTACCAATCCTATGATGCTAAAAGATGGTGGTGGTATTATGTCTTTGCGTAATCGAATGCTCATGGCCCCCGCATCACAGGCCATGACAAAGGGGATTATGTCCTAATGGCAAGTTTAAAAGAAATAATGAAAGATATAGGAAATAAAGATGAAAGGCTTAAATTAGATAAAGTAATCAGAAGTCTACAACTAGATATTGAAAACGGTATCACTACAGTAGAACAAGCTCGTAAACAATTACAACAATACAAAGACTTACAAAACTACAACCGTAGAAAAGGTATGGCTATGGGTGGTGGCGTTGAGAGTGGACTGGGTTCTTTTATACCTCGTATGAGAAACGGTGGTGAGGCTTTAAACTTTGATAGACTATTTAGGGCTTTAATACAAGTTGAGAGTGGTGGTGTACCAGATAGAGTAAGTCCTGCAGGAGCTATCGGTTTAACACAAATAATGCCTGAGACTGCAATGAAACCCGGCTATGGCGTAGATAATATTTTTACACTTGCTAGAAAAATGAATGTACCTTTTGGAGAGGAGTCCTTGTCAGAGGCTAAAAGACTTTTGTTTAATACTGAATTAAATACAAAATTTGGTAGTGATTATTTAAAGGCTATGATTGATTACAGTGGTGGAGATATTAAGACTGCCCTTCAAGGTTATAATTATGGTCTTGATAGAGTTCTTAATTTAAAGGCAAAAGGTGAGCCTATTACTGTAGAAGAAACAATAAATTATCCCATTAAAGTAATGGCTGCCTATAATGGTATAAATCCAAATGATCCTCAACAATTAGAAATTTTTAAACAATCGCCTAATGTTGAAAGTGCTATGTTTGAAATGGCAGAGGCTAAAGGAACTACTCAACCAAAAACAGATATACAAGGTGTTTTAGAAAGTTTAAATATATTTAAGTCAGAAGATCCCATCTCACCTAGTTTTCAGCCTTTACCCCCTACTAGACCGACAGAACTTACAGAACAGTTAGGTCTACCGGGCGACGTGCTAAGAGATGCCGAGGTAGAGCTTCAAATGGCTGAAGATCCAAACTTAGTTGGTTTTTCAAAAGAGCCAATGACAAGATCTTTTGCAATGGAAGAAGAGGAAAAAGATCCTATTTTAGCCAGTTCCTCGCTTCCTCTCCAAAGACCTTCTGGGATAAATTAATTTTATTTTTCAAAGCTTCCAATATTTTCTCGTCAATCGTATCAGGACAAACAAGATCTATATAGGTTACATTTTTCTTTTGCCCTATACGGTGGGCTCTGTCTTCGCTTTGTAACCTATTTTCCAAATCGTAACTATTGCTATAATAAATAACAGTGCTTGCTGCAGACAACGTAATGCCATATCCACCTGTCTTTGGTTGACCGACAAAAAACCGTAAGTCAGAGTTCATATCCTGAAACCTGTGTACGATCTCCTGTCGATCTTCTTGAGGTGTTTCACCATAATAAAGTGCGACCGAATCAGGCCCAAAACGGTCGCGCAGGGATCTAGCAATCTGTTGAATATCATGTGTAAACGATGCCCAAATGATTGCTTTCCCCTGTAGCTCGTCCGTAATATCTAGCAATTCACTTAATCTGTTGTTTGCTAAAGGACGTATATCTCCTATGTCGGGCTGAAAAAACCCACAACATATTTGTTGTAATCTCATAATCTGTGTCAAAATGCTTGCTGTCGTCGATAATTCACCGCTCTCAAGCTGTGCTAGGGCAAGCTTCTTCATTTGATTGTAAACGGTAGATTGCTCGTCAGAGAGCGTTATATTGCGTCTGGTGTACAATTTCTCAGGTAAATCCAAACACTCCTCTTTCAAAGTGCGTGTGCTAAACTGTTCAAGCTTCTCGTTAAGTTCCTCAAGGTTCCTATATCCTACAATCTCCTGAAATGACCGCGCACCAAAGGCTCTCTGCTTTATAATAGCGTACCGACCTTGAAATGCGTAATAACTACTAAAGTTAAGGGCTCTGTTAGATAAAAAAGAACACTGACTATATAAGTCCATTGGGCTCTTAGTAATAGGAGATCCCGTCAAGATCCTACGATAACTACTGTAACTTTTTAACGTCATTAAGTTCTTTGTCCGCGAAGCCCCTCTATTCTTTATAGTGGTGCTTTCATCGACAATAATCATGTTATCTTCATTCTGTATAAGAAAGACACCCGCTATCTTTGCACCCTTGGTCGTGGACAACGCTTCTATGTTCATCACAAAAATCTTCAGACCATCATATCGTTCTTTTACAAAGCTCTCTAATTCGTTCTTGTAAGCAATACTTAATCTGGGTTGCCACCTTACGACTTTAACAGGCACGTCATCTGATAAATGCTTTGGTATCTCTACCTTAACCCAGTTATCGTACACCCCCTTTGGTGCAATAATCAAAGCAGCCGATATCTTTTTTTGTTGATACAATATACCTAGATTATCCAAGGCTACCTTGGTTTTACCTGTACCCATCTCCATAAAAAAAGCATAGTATCTTTCGTTACAGGCTTTCTCCAAAGCTTCGGCCTGATGCTTAAAGGGTTTGGTTTTAAATTTATATTTCATTTTTACCTCTTGACAGCATCTTATAATATCTTATATGGTTAAGTCAAGGCCATAAAAAGGTCTTTAACAACGAAAAAGGAACAACGATGAATAGTATATTTGAAGACATGGAGGAGGAGCAATCTTCCAACATTAATAATTTAGAGCAGGATGATTTAACTTCTGTTGCATCATTGGCTAAAAAACAAAAAAATCAGGAACAAAAGGTCAAAGACTTGGAGGCTGAATTAAAAGAAGCCAAGAAAGAGCTTCTACGAATCAGTGACGAAGAAATACCAAATCTTATGACAGAAACAGGGTTGGCATCTATTAAGTTAGATGACGGATCCTCTCTTGAAATCAAAAACATATATGGCGCATCCATTCTTGTTGCTAACCGTGAGAAAGCTTACGATTGGCTAAGAGAGCATGGGCACGATGACATTATAAAGAATAAAGTTGTCGCTACCTTTGGTCGTGGACAAGAGGATGATGCCAAGGTTTTTATGCGTGTAGCTTACGATAATGGTGTAGCTACCGATCAAGAGTCCAAAATAGAATCTCAAACCTTAAAGGCTTGGGTTAAAGAAAGAATGGAAGCAGGGGAGGAGTTTCCAACAGAACTCTTTGGTGCTTTTATGGGTCAACGTGCAATCATTAAAGGAGGAAAAAAATGACAACTGCCGTAGATGAAAAAAAGAAAACCGAGGTAGTTGCATTTGACGCCTCAATAATGGAAGCAGACGCAGGGTCTGGTATTATTGATTTAGAAAGTGATGATCTAGCTCTGCCTTTTCTAAAAATATTATCTGGGCTCGACAGTAAGCTTGACGACTTGGATAATGCTAAAAGAGGGGACATCATTAATAGTGTCACAGATCAAATATACAAAGGTAAGGATGGGGTCGATGTCGTACCTTGTGCTTATGAAAGAGTATATATCCAATGGTCGCCTCGTGGTGAGGGAACAGGGGCACCTGTCTCTGTTTATAAAACCAAGGATGAATGCCCTAAGTTTGAAAGAAGTTCAGAAGATAACAAAGATTATCTAACAGACGGATCAGGACAATACATCGAAGAGACGCATCAGCATTATGTGTTGGTGTTAAATAAAGATGGTGGTGCAGACCAAGCTTTAATTGCTATGAAATCTACACAGTTAAAGAAAAGCCGTAAATGGAATAGCATGATGTTATCTGCAACCATCAAGGGGAAGAACGGATTGTTTACACCGCCTCGTTTTGGGTTTGTGTATCACATGAAGTCTGTTGCAGAAGAGAACTCAAAAGGCTCTTGGCACGGATGGGAGATGTCAAGGAAAGATCCCGTCAACAGTGCCGACATATATGCTAAGGCAAAGTCTTTTGCCGAAAGCATTAAAAAGGGAAGCGTTGTTGTTAAACACGAGAAAGATGAGAGCGAAACTCCCTTCTAATGTCAGTAGAGCAATTTTCATCAATCTTTGACGGATTGAAGGAAGCCTACGGTACTTACAAAGTTGAAAAGACACAACTAAACGGTAAGAACACTGGCAAGGCTTCCATCATCCGCGAACCACGGACCCTGAACCTTTGGGAGGGACACCTGTCTGGTAAGGGTGATGCGTTAGGCATCATCCCTATCAATGAGAGCAATAGGTGTAAATGGGGATGTATTGATGTTGATCAATATCCACTTGACCATAAAAATCTTGTCGATAAGATTAGAAAACTCAAACTCCCTTTAGTAGTGTGTCGCTCCAAGTCAGGAGGGGCACACTGTTTTTTGTTTCTAACCGATTGGGTAGATGCAAAAGATTTACAAAGAACCTTACAACATATTAGTGCTGCCCTTGGGTATGGAGACAGTGAGATCTTTCCCAAGCAGGTTAAGTTGAATTTAGAGCGTGGTGACGTGGGTAACTTCTTGAACTTACCTTATTACGACCACGAGGAGGGGCTACGGTACGCCTTTCTTGATGAGGGCACCTCAGCTACCCTAAAAGAGTTTATCGCTCTGTACGAGCGTTTTAAGCAGACCCCAGAGCAAATGAAAAAGCTACAGATAGAAGAACAACCAGAGTTTGCTTCTATGAGGGATGGTCCGCCCTGTTTACAGATTATTATGGCGGGTAAAATATCCGAAGGTGGACGCAACAATGGTTTGTTTAACATTGGTGTTTACCTACGCAAAGCTTTTCCTGATTCGTGGGAGAGTGAAATACTGAATTATAATATGCAGTATTTAGAACCACCATTGCCTTTGAATGAAGTCAATGTAGTGGCAAGACAGTTACACCGTAAAGATTATGCTTATAAGTGTTCAGATGCCCCTATCAACGCCCACTGCAACAAAGAACTGTGTCGTACACGACGTTATGGTATCGGGGCTGCGGTACAAGGGGCAAACATTGCTAACCTTAGAAAATATAATTCTACCCCGCCTGTGTGGTTTATTGACGTAAACGGAGAACCGCTTGAACTAGATACTGATGCTTTGATGAGCCAAGGGTTGTTTCAAAAAGCTTGTATGGAACAACTACACATGATGCCCAGAACCGTATCCAGAAACATTTGGGAAAGCAGGATTAGTTCTTTGATGACCGAGATGAAAGAAAACGAAAGTGCCATTATGGAAGTGTCCCAAGATGCGAGCATTAGCGGACAGTTTTATGATTACCTAGAGGAGTTCTGTCGTCATTTGCAACAGGCACAGGACAGGGAAGAGATCCTGTTACGCAAGCCTTGGACAGATGAAGAAGAGGGCTTTACCTATTTCAGGCTGAAGGACTTTGAGAACCACCTCAAAAAGAATAGGTTTTTTGAGTATAAGTCTCATAAGGTGGCCCAAAGACTTAGGGACATACAAGGTGAAAGCACCGTCCTCAAGATCAAAGGGTCTACACTCAGGGTATGGAAGATACCTGCCTTTGAGTTTTCTGCAGTAGAAGTCGATACACCTGAGTTTGGTGATAAAAGAAAGACCCCTTGGTAATGTTTAGAATATTTGGACCACCCGGCACAGGTAAGACCACTACGCTACTTAATATGGTAGACGAAGCCCTTTCCTCAGGTGTGACCCCAAACAAAATAGCTTTCTTGGCTTTTACCCGCAAAGCTGCCCACGAAGCCAAGGAAAGAGCTTGCCAACGCTTTAAACTAGATCCACAAAAAGATCTATATTATTTTCGTACTTTACATAGTCTTGCCCTTACTCTGTCCGACATACGAACTGAACAGGTTATGCAAGCAGAAAACTACAGGGAACTATCCGAGAAGATAGGTATTACTCTTCATGTAGATAGACCCTCGTCCGATGATCTACCTGATATGCTCAAGGCTCACGACCCGATCCTTGGTCTTATCAATCTAGCTCGTCTCAGAAGAGTATCCTTAAAAAAACAATATGATAATAGCACTGTTGAGGAGCCTTGGGTTACAGTTGATTATGTAGACAGGGGGCTCAGGAAGTACAAAGAAGCAAACGGTTTGTTTGATTTTACCGATATGCTTGAACAGTTTGTACAGGAGTCCCACCGTTATTGCCCTGACTTTGACCTTTGTTTTCTGGACGAGGCACAGGACTTGTCCCCTTTACAATGGCAGATAGCTCATCTCATAGAGAAGAAAGCAAAGAAGATGTACTGTGCAGGGGACGATGATCAGGCTATTTATAAGTGGGCAGGTGCAGACGTACATCATTTTATTACAATGGATAGCCCCTCAGAGACCCTGTCTCAATCCCACCGTGTCCCTAAGAATGTACATTGTGTTGCAGAAAATGTAGCTAGGCGCATTAAAAAACGTCATGCCAAGAAGTATGAACCAAGGAATTTAGACGGACAAGTAGAACGTATCTGGGATATCAACCAATTAGATATGTCCGAGGGCGAGTGGCTCATTCTAGCTCAGGCGGGGTATCAACTGAGCCCTGTTAAAAATACCTTACGGTCAAATGGATTACTGTTTGAATACCGTGGCTCACGGTCCATTAATGAAAAGATCAGTATTGCCGTCAATGCTTGGGAGGACTTACGCAAAGAAAGACCTATCTCAGGTAAAGAAGCACGAACCATGTATCACTATATGTCTGTCGGCAAGGGTGTAAAGCGTGGTTACAAAAAGCTTAATGGTTTAGATGACGGTGATATGATTACTTATGTTGAGTTAAAAGATAACTTTGGTCTGTTAAAAGACCTAGAAGAGATATGGCATCTTGCGCTTGATAAAATTCCTGAAGAGGAACGAGCGTATATTATTGCCATGTTGAGGCGGGGAGAAAAGTTCAATGGTATTCCCCGCATTTCAGTGTCCACGATCCACGGCTCAAAGGGAGGAGAAGCCGATAATGTCGTATTACATACCGACTTGTCATGGGCGGCTGAACAAAGCTCACGTTTAGAACCTGATGATATCCATCGGGTTTTTTACGTGGGCGTAACAAGGGCAAAAGAAAATCTATATATAGTAGAACCCGAAGACGCAACGAGGAGTTACGATTTATGAAAAGAGCAGAAGTATTAAAAAAGGCAGAGTTAATGATCAACGGACCCAGAGCCAAAGACTATGGGGACGCTTATAAAAACCATGAGCGCATTGCAAAAATGTGGTCTGTTTTATTGGAAAAAGAAGTAACCGTGCCTCAAGTCTATCAATGTATGATAGCCATCAAGCTTTCTCGACTAATAGAAACACCTGACCACGAGGACAGTTGGATTGATATTTGTGGCTATGGTGCTTTGGGTGGAGAGAAGTAATGGCTTGCAATAAACACTCTATGTCTCAGGTGTATAAAATTTTATCCGATTATAAAGGTTCAGAGCATAAGTTTGAAAAAGGTGAAAAAAAGAAAAAATTTAATTTAAGCTTTATTTGTTGTGTAGATACAAAGTATGGGAATATTAATTCTTCCACAGATGAATGGTTTATTGGCGAAGATGGTTTCTTTTTTAAGGACACTTATGAGAATCTTTATAAAACAAACAGCAAAAGTTTTAACCTTTTTTCGAATGAGCATGACATCATTGAGGGCATGAACTTTTCATTTACAGCTAATGTTTCAGATAACAAAGAATTAGTTTACCTTAAACAATGTAAGTATACACAATTAAACTATGTAAAAGACGTCGATATCCTTTCTTATCCAGAAAAGACTTATCAAACAGATGAAGAAAAAGAAGAGGACTTGAGACAATCTAAACGTATAGAGCGTGGTCCTGATGGGGATCTAGTCAAAGAACATTTTCAGGATGAATGTCAAATATGTAATGCACAAGGTATTTTTGAAAACTATTCCTTCATAAAAGAAAATGGTCGTCAATACTCAGAGGCTCATCATGTTATCCCACTTTCTCAAAAGGGTACCGATACGCCCGACAACATTATGTGTCTTTGTGCTAATCACCACAGGCAAATGCACTACGGTGACGCATTTGTTAGGTATGATTGCAAAAATTTTTATGTGACCCTTGATGGTAAAGAACTTAAACCAATACCAAAATGGAGGATGAAATGTCCTTACAACTAACAATGTTTGCACCCAAGAGCGAATGGGTGCCCCCTTATGAACTACCTGATCTCAGTCACTGTAAGCAAATTGCCATTGACGTAGAAACCAGAGATCCGAACATCAAATCTAAAGGACCGGGTTGGCCTACAGGAGACGGTATGATTGTAGGATATGCCATTGCCACCGAATCATGGTCACATTATATCCCTGTTAAACACGTCGGCGGGGGTAATTTAGATGAAAGAATCGTCAATAGGTGGTTAAAAAAGGTTTTTGAGAGCCCTGCAGATAAAATTATGCACAATGCACAGTATGATGCAGGGTGGATTAGACAAGAGGGCTTTACTTTAAACGGTAGAATCATTGATACAATGGTCATTGCCTCGTTATTGGACGAAAACCGCTTTAGTTATAGCCTAAATGCTCTTTCTTACGACTATTTAAGCAAAACCAAGTCCGAAAAAGAATTAAATGAAGCTGCATCTGCCTTTGGTGTCGATCCAAAAGCTGAAATGTGGAAGTTACCTGCCATGTTTGTAGGTCCTTACGCTACCGACGACGCAAAACTGACCTTGGACCTTTGGAATTACTTTTCTGTCGAGATTAACAAGCAAGGATTGTCAAAAATAGCTGATTTAGAGTTAAATTTACTGCCCTGTTTGATTGATATGACATGGAGAGGTGTTAGAGTGGACCTTGATAAGGCCGAATCACTTAGAAACACCCTCCTCAAGCGTGAAAATGAAACTTTACACAAGATAAAAAAGCTTACGGGGCTTGAAATAGAGGTTTGGGCGGCTCAATCTATAGCCAAAGCCTTTGACAAACTTAATATTAAGTACGAAAGAACTGAAAAAGGTGTGCCCTCCTTTACCAAGTCTTTCCTGAAAGATCATCCACACGAGCTTTCTAAATTAATTGTGGACGTTAGGAACCTTAACAAGACCAGTGGTACGTTTATCAACACAATTATGAAGCATTGCCACAAAGACGGACGCATTCATAGTCATATTAACCAGATACGCTCCGACCAAGGGGGCACGGTATCGGGTAGAATATCCATGAACAATCCTAATTTACAGCAGATCCCCGCTAGAGATCCTGAATTAGGTCCTATGATTCGTTCTTTGTTCCTACCTGAAGAGGGAGAGCAGTGGGGTTCTATTGATTTCTCGCAACAGGAGCCACGGATCTTGGTTCACTACGCTCATGTCTTTGGTGTATCCAGAAAAGTACCGCTTAAAGGCGCAAAAGAGTTTGTCGAAGCTTATAATGACGACCCGACTACCGATTTTCATACGATGGTTGCAGAAATGGCACAGATACCGCGTAAGTCCGCCAAGACCATCAACCTCGGCATGATGTACGGCATGGGTGTCAACAAGTTATCCGAGCAATTAGGCATAGAAGTAGAGGAAGCCAAGTCCATTATTCGTCAGTACCACGAGCGAGTACCCTTTGTGAAGGGCTTGATGAACGGGGTAATGAACCATTTAAATGAACGAGATAGCTCAGGCTCCGTAAGATCACTACTCGGCCGAAAATGCCGCTTTGATTTATGGGAACCTGACCGCTTTGAAATGAACAAGGCTATGCCTTTTGAGCAAGCTGTACAGGAATATGGTAAAACCACCAAGCTCAAGCGGGCTTATACCTACAAAGCCCTAAACAGGCTTATTCAAGCGTCGGCCGCGGACATGACAAAGAAAGCTATGGTCGATATTTACCAATCAGGTCGCGTCCCTCTTATACAAATACACGACGAGATAGCGATTTCTGTCAGAGATAAACCAGATGCAGAAAGTATTTCCCGAATCATGGAAAATGCAGTACCTTTAGAGGTGCCTAACAAATGTGACGTGGAGGTGGGTCGCAGTTGGGGAACCGCTCAATGACCTGTATACCATCTCAAACTTGTGCCCTCCTTCCTCCCTTTCGAGGAGGGCACCCTTTTTCCCTTGAATAATCCAATAAAATCTTATATATTCTCATTAAAGGAGATGCAAAATGGATACAACTAAATGGAAAAGTGTGCTTGTTCCTATCGAAGTGTACAGAGAATTGAAGGCCCTGTCCCGCGAACAGGGGCGCACGATGGGGGGACAGTTAAAGATCATGTATCAAGTCTATGAAGCCTATCAAAATAAAGAATTAACCTTTTCTACGGAACCACCTGAAAAAAGAGTTTGACAGATCCCATAAAATCTTTTACGGTTAAGTCACTCCATGTGATAAAGAGTCGTTGTTAATCCTATGATTTGTTCAAACCAACCTGACAACGGCTCTTTTTTTATGTCTTGACAGCTATCCCATAAAAGCGCATACTAATACTGTTACAAGTTCAAGTTAGGTTTAAGCTCAGTTGCCTAATGGTAGGCTTGGGCTTGTAACTTTAGTATGGAGATACAAATGAATAAAAAAAAATCATTAGCCGAGCAGTTTGGCATTCACAGGTTTTACAAACCCAACAAAGAACACACTAGTCGTTGGGTTTGGAGAAAACTACCCGCTCGTCTATTTAAAAAAAAAGAGAGGAAAAAGGATGACAAAAAAACTTAGTCCTGCAGAAGAGTATGAACTAAATTTTTTAAGAAAACAGGTAGATCACTACGAAACCAAGGTCTTTGAATTAAAAAGACATAAAGACATAGCTAGGGATCACGAGAGAGCAAGAGAAGAACTTAAAACTTATGTATTGAAATTAAGAGGATTAGGGAGGGAAGTATGACAGAGAGTGAAAAGAAAGAAGAGTTCTTTAAACACTTAAATAACGTACTGGCGGATAAGTTACTGAAGCCCGCTATTATATTGGAATACATTAATCAATATAAAATTAGCATGGGAGAGAGTAATGACCAATCAAATAATGATGTATAGCCTTCTGACCGTCATGCACTTCACCACGCCCGAAGAGTGTCAAATGTGGAGCGATAAGATCTATGGCGAGGGCTATAAGTGTTTTATATCTTACAAACAAAAAGAGTGGTATATTAAAGAACCGTTGCCCCGACCAGATATTATTGTTAATATGGGAAAAGAGGAGTAGTCAGATTTTAAAAGCAAACAAACTTGATGATGCACTTATTGGAATTGGCAGAAGATGTTCCCAAGAGGACGTTCTTGTCTATGATTTTAATAAAGCCGTTAAGATCCTTGTAGATCGTGACCAAATGACAGAGGAAGAAGCCGTTGAGTATTTAGAGTTTAATACCGTAGGTGCATGGGTCGGCGAAGAAACACCCGTGTTTGTCTATCCAATGACAATGGAGGAAATAGATGAGATGCAATAGATGCGGCTGCGAAGCCAAAACCGTTTATGTTCATGGGCACGAACAATGCTCACAGTGTCATTCCGTTGTAGAGGACTGTTGTCAGGGGATCACGGTCCAAGAAGTTTCCAAAGATAATTATTACGTCGAAAAGCAATCCTGTAAATACAATGAGGTGGACCCTCATTTTGTTGTTGGTAAAGAGTGATAACTCTTTTTTATGTCAGCGTCGTCATTGCTATACTTTTCATCCTAGTCGGGATTGTATGGATAGCTATACATAAGTGACATTTTTATCACAGTTAAAATTTTTTTATCTAAAGGGGTTTTAATGTATGGGATTTTATGCGATAATAAATATAGTGATTCGTCATGGATCACCTGCTCTTTGACATCGTCAATCTTTTTGGTTCCGTAGGGGAAACCCGATTATCGGTTAGCACCAACCTAAGACTTAGTAATGGTGCTAAGTATCAACCCCAAACAAAGGAGGTCTTTATGGCTTATCCAATTTGGGAGGGTGATCTTGATTTTTTTATGAATCAAGAGCTTAACGAGCGTATTAGCGAAGCACTCGCTAATAACTCTGACCCTCAAAATTCTGATCGCGACATTCGTCGTGCAGAAGCTCTCAAATTTCGCAAAGAAATTTGGGATAACAACCACCACAAATATTCCCGTCATCATATCAAAATGATGAAAAAAGGTTTATTTGGTGGACCTTTTACCTACGAGATGTTTGCTCGTGGGTAACAACCAAACGGGGCAGGCAGTGCCTGCCCCTTAATTTAAACATGGAGTTGAAAATGAAAAAATCATATTGTGGTTTAATTTTAGAGCACGGACACACTAGTTACGATTGGAAAAAATACACAGTAAAAGATCGTATCTTCCAATGTGTTAAA